CCGTTGCCGTTCAGAAGCAGCATGAAAACGTACATTACCAATGATTACGGCAAGATTGATGCCGCAATCCACAGCACCAAGCGGAAGTCCATCGTCATTGATGATGCCACCTACCTTATGACCGGCGAGTTCATGCGGAACGCAAAGGTCGCCGGATACCAGAAGTTCACCGACATGGCAGCCAACTTCAACGCCTTGCTGATGCGGGCGAAGGAACTGCCGGACGATGTGGTGGTCTACTTTTTCGGGCACAGCGAATGTGGAGAAAACGGTGGAGAAAAATTCAAGACTGTTGGGAAAATGCTAGACGAAAAAGTCTGCATCGAAGGGTACTTCACCATCGTCCTAAAAACCGTTGTACAGGATGGGCGATACCTGTTCAGCACTCGCAACGATGGGATGGACACCGTGAAAACCCCTCTTGGGATGTTCAACGATGCGCTGATCGAGAACGACCTTGCCGCTGTAGACAAGACTATCCGTGAGTATTACAACATCCCGGTTCAGCCGGATAACAAAGGAGAGTAACAGATGAAGAACATCAACTGGAATGACGTACAGGAAGCCACCGAACGCCGCGACCTGCCTGTCGGCGGCTATGTTGCTGGTATCTGCAAGGCAACGGACGAACCCGCAAAGGAACGCCTGAACATCGAGTGGGAAGTTGCAGAGGGCGAATTCAAGGGCTACTGGCGTGAGCAGACCGCTTCCCTTATCGAGCGCGGCAAGCTGAATCCTGGCGAATGGGCATGGGGCGGCAAGACCATCAAGAGCTATAAGGAAAAGGCACTGCCGTTCTTCAAGGGCTTTATCACCGCTGTGGAGCAGTCCAATCCCGGTTATAAGTTCAATAACGATGAAAAAACCCTGCGTGGCAAGCTGGTCGGTGTGGTTCTCCGTGAGGAAGAATACATGGGTAACGATGGGAACATCAAGACGAAGCTTGTCGTTGACCGTTTCACCAGTGTTGACAAGATTCGTTCCGGTGACTATGAGGTCAGACCGAAGAAAACGCTGGCTGGTGGGTCTGGTTCTTCGCCTGATACCGGCGACTTTGCCGTAATTCAGGACAGTGAAGATTTGCCGTTTTAAAATAACGCATCAACGTAAATTTCAGAAAGAGTGATAAGATGAGAAAAGAAATCGAAATCAATGTTAAGCACATGGTTTCACCTGATGCAACAAGTTGTGCATACGGAGAGGATGTTGATGGATATGTAATGGCTTGCCATTATCACGTCCGAAGAAACAGAACACACGGAAGAAAGGCTCCTATGGAATTTGACCTTCCTAAATGTCTTTTGTTTGAGTGCTGGCTTGATAAGCCGTTTCATAAATGCGAAGCCTGTAAACAAGCTTGCAAAGACAAAACGGACTGATCGCCTACCTTATATAAGAGCTGCGCTATCTGGCTATACGGGCGTTTGGAAAGATGAAAGTGTTGATTGCTTGCGAGGAATCGCAAGAGGTATGCAAAGCCTTTCGTGCAAAAGGTCACGAAGCCTACTCCTGCGACATCCAGGAACCGTCCGGTGGGCATCCTGAGTGGCATATTCTTGGAGATGCGCTCAAGGCTCTGGAGGGGGGGGCAAATCGTTACGATGGACGGCATGGCGCACGAAGTCGGGAAGTGGGATTTGCTCATTGCACATCCACCTTGCACACACCTGGCTGTTTCTGGTGCACGGTGGTTTACGGAGGGAAGAAAGCCTCTCAGCTTGCGCTTTGAAGCGGCTGCGTTTTTTATGAAGTTTGCAGAAGCAGATATTCCGCGAATTGCCATTGAAAACCCGGTGTGTGTAATGTCTACGTTATACAGAAAGCCAGACCAGATTATCAATCCATGGCAATTTGGGCACCCGGAGCAAAAAAAGACCTGCTTGTGGTTAAAAAATCTTCCCAGGCTAACCGAAACCGACAATGTATATGAAGACATGATTTCTCTTCCAGTTAAAGAAAGAACCAGGATATGGCAGCTTGGAAGCGGCCATGCAAAAGAACGAAGTAAAACTTATCCAGGCATTGCAAGAGCAATGTCAGAACAATGGGGTTGATAAAATGATTACCTGTTGCCTCAACTGCATATCACGCTGCACAGCTTGCCACGACACTTGCGAGAAGTACAAGGCAGAGAAGGAAGACTTCGAAGAGCGCAAGGCATTCGTGCATGAGTTGAACCACAGCCAGAGCGTGTACCACCGCAACTACGAGGACAAGCACCGGGAACGTGGCAAGAAGCGGTTTATCGGAAGCGAATTTAGAGGTGAACGAGGATGAAAAGAAAGTATAAGCCGGGCGGTTACATCATTTCACTTGATGACTTGATGAAACAGGAGTTTGTTTACTGCGCCGGAAAACTTGTTCACAAAGGCTGGTTTGGTAGCTGGCAACTGCGATATGCAAATAGCGAACTTGCTCGGCTACGTATCAGAGAAGCAAAAAAAATCGAGGACAACACATGAACACCGGAAAGCAGTTTGAAGCAGATTTCAAGGCATCTGTTCCACCCGATGCGTGGTGCTACCGACTGAAAGACAGCGCTGCCACCTACTACGGCGGCAACGAGAACCTGTCCTTCTCCATCGATAACATCTGCGACTTCCTTGTGTACCGTTACCCGATGAACCACCTGTTTGAGCTGAAAACCATTGAAACGCCCTCTATCCCTCTGGAAAAGGTGTTCGGTAAGTACGACAAGGCAAAGTGCAAATACCGTAAGGAAAAGCACATCACGGACATGGTGGATGCAATGGGGTACAGCGGTCAGACCGCCCATGTGATAGTCAATTACCGGGCGGTCAACCGCACCTTTGCAATTCCAGCCAGCAAGGTTCTGGCGTTCCGATACAACGAGAACCGCAAGAGCATCCCTTGGCAGTGGGCAGAACAAGAGGGGATAGAAGTCAAAGCAAAAAGGCTGCGTGTCCATTGGCGATATGACGTGGATAAGTTACTAAGGAGATTGGAGAAAAAATGAGCGAAATTTGTTTATGCGACCGTTGCGGAGATGCGTTTGAGATTGAATATGGATTCACAGGAAACGGAATCCGAAAAATCGTTGTGAGCCCAGACGGATATGAGCGTTCTTCCGAGTGCTGTTCAATGCTCTGCCCCTCTTGCATGGCTGCACTCAACGACTGGCTGAAAGGAGAACAGAAGTGAGTAAGAAAATTTCAGAAATTCTGCCCAAGACCGAAATCTTGGCGCAGTTGGCAGAAGAAGCGTCTGAACTGGCACAGGCTGCGTTGAAGCTGCGCCGTGCGCTGGATGGCACGAACGCGACACCGAAGAGCGTTGCGGAGTGCGAAGCAAATCTGATGGAAGAATTTGCGGACATAAGTAACGCAGTCAATGCTTTATGCGATGCTTGGTTTGGAGATAGCCTCGATTCCGAATGCGAATTTTGGGACGCAGAGCTTGAAATTGAGGACGCTAAATACAAACGTTGGCTCTCTCGCTTGGAAGCAAAGGAGAATAAAAATGGCTGAATATCATGTTGGATGCGGGCTATTCGGAACCATTTATGCCGGAACGATGATGAAGCAGCGGAAAGATGGATTGCAGTTATGGAGAAGCAAGTCTGATGTGACCGATGAAGCAGTTTCCGCTGTTCTGTCTCATTTTATTACTGAAATGGAGCGTTCCGACAAAACGAAGCTCGAAAAGGTGTGGGGCGTTATTGGAAACAAGAAGCTAAAAGTTACATTCGAGCTTTCCACCGATAAGGAGCAGTCGGATGAATAAATTCGGAAACTGCCCTCTATGCGGTAAACAGGTCAAGCCGACCAACCTCCGCAAAATCGCACGGCAAAACCAGTTGTACGGATTTCGCATGGCTCTGGATGGCATCGCAACCACATGGGGCGCACTGATTCAGAACCTTCGGTGCGATGCAGACCTAACCGATGAACAGGTGCAGAAAATCATCCGCATTGGTGACAGGTACTGGGAGATGGTTGGGCAGTTCAAGAACGAGGATATGACACCTGACGAGTTTGCGGATTACATTACCGCAAAGTCAGAGCAGGTCGAAAAAGAGCTGAGAGAAAGGTGGAGCTAACAATGTTTGAATTTGTAACTCGCTGGCTGGTCTGCCTAGTTCTGCTGGCGGTAGTAGTTCAGTCTGAACGGACAATCAAGTACATGACAGACAACCTATTTGAGAAACAGAAGTCAATGATTGCCTGGCTGTTCGTCAACGTGTATCTGATCGTTGGCACGGCGGTTACGATGTGGTGGAAATGATGGACAACGAACTTTACTGCCCAATGAAACTAACCAGCAATCCGCTTGGTCGGTGCATCTGCGAAAAAGAAAAGTGCGCTTGGTGGCGGCAGTTGGACGGTTGCTGTGCAGTCTGGTGGATTGCAACCGAGCTGGATAAAATCGAAACGAAAATGAAGAGGTGATAACTCTTGGCAACACCCCCGAAGCGTGGTCGTGGCAGACCGCCGCTGACTGAAGCTGAAAAGAAAAAGCGTGAGAAGCGGGCACAAAAGGCAAAAGAGCAAGCCGCTGCGAAGCGTGAGAAAGAGCGAGAGAAGAAGAAACAGCAGATGCTTAACAAGCGGAAATCTATCCGATCACAGGTGAGTAAAAAAATGAAAGAACAACAAGAGTTGGCTATCGAGAAATCGAAGATGATGAACACAGGCGATTTGCAGTCAAGAATCGGAGATGAAGAGGACAAGAAAGTTGTCGGCATGATTGCCGCAAAGTATTTTGGCGACCTTCCGAGCGTGGACATGAACAACCCCATTGAAGTGCAGCAGCGCCTTGACTTCTTCTTTGACGCTTGCATCGAAGCCAGAATCTCCCCTGTGGTGGAATGGATTGCATTGGTTCTTGGCATCGAATGGCCTAGCCTGAGACAGATTATGACAGGCAAACGCCGTGACGACAGCTTGCAGCAGAAGTACATCCTGAAGTTAATTCTGCAAATGCAGTCCATGTGGGCATACAACGGTATGTATGGTCAAGAGAACCCGGCAGAGTGGATTTTTCGAGCCAAGAACTACTTCGGTATGCGTGACAACGTGGAAGTCACCGTTGCGCCGCCTGAACAGCCGTTGGGCGATGCCCAGAGCGCAGAACAGCTTGCCCAGAAGTACCAGACGGCTTTGCCGAAGGGGATTGACGTGGATTACAGAGAGGTGGAAGAACATGACTAACGGAGATTTTATTCGCTCTATGACGGACGATGACATCAGGGAAAACCTGACACCGGGCATCTGCGAGCTTATCAAGCATCGAGACCCGGAGCGTTGCCAAAACCGTGAGCATTGCTTCCATTGCGTCAAGGACTGGCTGAAAGAGAAAAACAAAATCATGGTGAGGGCTGACAAATGGGAAAATTGATTGACTTCTCCGACACTTGCCTACGCACGTTCCTGCCTGTCCTCTTGCAAGACCACACGACAGGAAAGAACATCATTTGGGCGACAGACCCGCCGCCTGAACTTGGCGTGGGCTTTGCAGATGAAATCACGCTGGAGCAACTGGACAAGGTTCAACTTGTTCCTCGTGTGCAAAAACGGCTTGCAGAACAAAAAAAGCGCACCAGCAAGAAAGCAGAGGTGTTCACGCCAACATGGGTCTGCGAGAAAATGGCAGACATTGCTGAAAACGACCTTAAAGGCGAGGATTGGAAGGAATACATCAACAAGACTTGCCTTGAAGTAACCTGTGGCGAAGCACCGTTCCTAACAAGCCGATATGATACCACAACAGGGCAAATGATTGCTGTGCCGGACAGAATCGGTCTGCTGGATAGGAAGCTAAATGTTCTGGCAGAGCAGTTCCATGACTACGATATGTGGATGTGCTGGGCAATTAGCGCTTACGCATCGACATACGGCTATGAGTGGCAGGGAGACAATCTCTTGCTGGCAAGGTGCAACCTGTTCCTGACGCTGGTTGAAAATTTTAGGTATCGGTTTGATGCAAAACGGCTTGAAATCGGCTGTATGCCTATGTTTCTTGACTGCATCGCAGACATCATCTCATGGAATGTTTGGCAGATGGATGGGCTGAAAAAGACTGTACCCGGCACGGACATCCCATGCAAAATCAAAGACTGGAAAGCTTACAAAGAAATCCTGTTCAAGGATGTTGGGGAGGATGACTAACATGGGATTGTATAAAGTGCCTGTTGAATGGAGAGAACGTGGATATTTACTTGTTCACGCTTCTACTCAAAAAGAAGCAGCGAAAGTCGCAATGAACGGTCTCGACATATACCCTTTGCATAATCAGCCGATTGGTGGAAGCCTTAAACTTGCATTTCCAGAAGGCTCCGAGACTGAATATATTGCAAGGGTAGCGCCGGGTTTTGAGGAGGACGACTAATGCAAACTGACAGAGGAAACTACCACAAGCGAGTGTGCGACCGCTGCGGAGCAGTTCTGGGTGGCAGGATAATGAACCCTGACGAATACTTCAAAGACTGGGCGTGGCGCAGGGACACAGGCGACCTGTGCCCGGAGTGCTACGAGGAGTACAAGCGAGTGATCGGGCGGTTCAATGCCAACAGAAGGAGAAATAGAGGGCAGATATAATGAAAAAGTGCGCTCTTTACAGGTGCAAACAGTGCTTTGCGACCATGACGGACGAAAGCGATGTCAGAATCGACAAAGACATTGTTGATTGGATGTTTGAAAACGAAATGGAAGAAAGTAAAATTGGGTTTATCGCAAAATTCAAAATAAGCGATAAAGTCCTCATTCATCGTTGCGCCAACAACACTGTTGGTTTATGTGAGTTTATCGGATGGAAGGAGATAGAGGAATGAACTTCTATTGTACCACCGAACATTGCTCTTGCATGGGCATCAAGCAGTTTTCTGCTGGCAAGGCTGTCCGATGTACGGCAGAAACCTGTAAGAACAAATCCGAGCCGTCCTGCGGCTCTTGCAAATGGTACGCAGAGCCGGAGGGCGTGTGCGTGAACGACCAGTCAGAACACGTTGCAGACTTCGTGTGGGATGAACGTGGCTGCAAGGAATGGGAGAAAAGAAAAAATGACAACTAAAGAAACATTCGCCATATTTGTTTTGGGGTCGCTCATAACATTCTTTGTTGGAGCCTTTGTCACGATTTTTGAAATGTTTCTTTGGGATATGACCGATGACATTTCGCTTGGATGGTCGTGGAAGCATCCAGAACGTTCTACAATTATTCATGTAATAATAATTGCGGTTATTAACGCCACTGTCTTTGGCGGTGGTCTTTTGGCTGTATGGCTGGCGAAAGGATGAGAAAATGAGCTATGATATTTCGCTGTGCGATCCTGTAACGCACGAACCGCTCAAAGCAGATAGTACGCATTTTATCGCTGGTGGTATGCTCGCTATGGGCGGAACGAAAGAACTGTGGCTCAACGTCACCTATAATTACGGTCACTTCTATTATCAACCAGAAGTGTTTGGTGAGAACGGCATCCGCTCCATCTATGGCAAAACAGGCGCAGAAAGCATCCCGATGCTAGAAAAGGCTATTGCTGCTTTGGGTGATGATGTTGACGACAGAAACTACTGGAACGCAACAGAAGGCAATGCGAAACGTGCGCTGTACGGTCTGCTGGCGTTTGCAAAAATGCGCCCTGATGGTGTATTGGAGGGCGATTGAGTGAATAGCACGATATGGCATCCAGCAAGCGAACCGCCGAAAAAGCGAACGACACCTTTGTTGCTTGCTAATAAGACAACGTGGCGTGATAAAGATGGAAAAATGTTGCAATGATTCTCGCCAACAGCGTACTTTCTCGGCTGTTACGCAGACGGTCAGTTCTGGGACGAGATAGGCGAGAGACTGCCGAAAGATGTGACGGTGACGCATTGGATGGCGTTTCCGATGGTATAGGAGGGCTTATGGAAAAGAATGTCGTTGTTACGCAAGATATGGTTGACGCATTCACAGAGGAAATGCAGGAAGCATACAAAAAGTACGGTGATGATGAAGAAATCGTTCACATCATGATTGGCGGCATCATGTGTGAAACCTTAAAAAAGCTGGGATTTGCAGAAGGTGTGAGAATCTTTAACGAAGCACCGAAATGGTATGCGTAAGGAGCAGTAAACATGACGAACAAGAAGTTTGGAATCATCGTTATGGACTTGAGCCTTTTCGACTTTGGGCCGAAACCGCCTTGCGGGTACATCAAGGCAAAACATATCCGCCCAGCGTACGGCAAAGGCGCAAGGCCTGTCAAGGCGCATAAGCGAATCACGAGAACGAGAGAGGGATTCAGAAAATGAAAAACTTGTCAAAGAAGCACCTGAAACAGATTTACAGGCGCAGAAACAATTTCACTATGCTGAGCCGGTTCTTCCGCTCTGCACCAAGTAATCGAGATGATTACAGCAAGCTGATGGACTGGCGTTGGAGCATGTGTACGAACGTCTACTACATGATTCCGGGTGAGAAAATTAAGAGAAGGAGCAAAAGGACATGAGCATGGACGAAAAGGGTAAAAAATGGAAGAACTCAAAAGATGCCCATTCTGCGGAAAGAACGCAGTTTACATTGGTGTATGTGACGATGAAGGCAACTTTCATGGTCATTTGGGATGCGAGTACGAACAAGACCCGTGGAGCGGGCTTTCTTATGACTTGCATCACGAAGGATGGGGCAAATGTATCCTTTGCACGGATGGAGACAATCAAAGCATGGGTGGCGCACTGTTTGACACGGCAGAGGATGCTGTCGAAGCATGGAACAAACGCTACAAAGAGGATTGAGCATGGACAAAAAACGAGACAGCTTTACATTCCAACGATACTACTTTGAAGCCATCTCCACACTCAAAAGTAAAGAGAAGTTGGAACTATACGATGCAATCTGTGCATACGTTTTTGAAGGAAAAGATGCAACTTTGAACTCAAAAAAAGCAGAATCTTATTTCATTTTGATTAAACATCTGCTCGATGAAGAATCAAAAAGAAGCGATATTGCGTCAAAAGGATGGTCTACACGAAAGTCAGCTCATCCTCATGTCATAAATGAGATGAAAGTCAGCTCATCTATGAGTTCAAAGTCAGATGACAATGAGCCCATTGTATCAACTGACAGTCAGATGAACGTCAAGACCCTGCCGGAGAGTGCAGTCAAAAAGAAACCTGACATCTTCTCCGACTTTGCTCATGGCGATAAAGCCCTGCTGGAATCCCTGCGAGAGTTCGCACAGATGCGTACAAGAATCAAAAAGCCTATGACAGACCGGGCGAAACAGATGCTCTGCAACAAGCTGGAAAAGTTTGATCGGCATGATTGGAAAGCCATTCTCGACCAGAGCATCTATGCCGGGTGGCAGGACATTTACGCATTGAAACAGGATGACCAGTACGAGCAAAGTACGGAGATGGAGTTTCCTAGACTATGACAATGGACGTTCAAACGGTATTTATCGGTGCGCTGATGCTCTGCAAGCCGGGCGTTGTGGATGAAATCATACCAGACCTTGAACTTGACTTGTTCAAACCTGAGCTGAGAGACGCTTTTGCAGCTGTTCAGGGCTATTGGACGGCTAGGGGTAAGATAGATATAGTCGAGATAAACACGCAGCATCCAGACGTAGCGCAGACGCTCTTGGCGTGTGTACAAACCTGTGAATCAGAGTGTGTACGAATTGACAGGGAGCAGATGCAGCGTTGGGCACAGCTTATCAGAGAACAGGCTGCACTCACTCGTGTGCAAGGCCTGGCATTTCAGATGACCAGCGAGCTTACCGATTATTCTGATCTATCAGACATTTACCAGAAGATGGGCGAAGCAATGAGCCTGAAAGCTGAGGAAGAAGATGCGTGGACATACGAGGATGTGCTGAACGACTATGTGCTTCACATGGACGAGAAGCCTGTGTATATCAAGACAGGCCTAGAGCGTCTGGATGAAGCGCTGCACATCTCACCGGGTGATTTCATCATCATCGGTGGCAGACCGTCTGCGGGCAAGACAGCCCTGTCTCTGCAAATAGCAGCAAGCATGGCAAAGCAGGACTATACCGTGTACTATTTCAGCTTAGAAACCAGCAAACGTAAGCTGGGCGCACGTCTGATGGCCAATCAAATATACTGCCCTCTGGACACGGTGAAAAATAAGGCGGTCAGCTTGAATGAGATTGACGGACAGGCAAAGAACATGAAGATGCCCCTATATATCCGCTCCGCTGCCGGAAAGAACGTGGCGTGGATGAAGGCTCAGGCTCTCCGTAAAAAGGCTCAGGTCATCTTCGTAGACTATCTTCAACTCATCCACGAAACAAGCGCAAAAGACAGATATGCCGCCATTACAGCTATATCCATTGCCCTGCACGAACTGGCACAGACCACAGGCATTGTCGTGGTGGCACTGGCGCAGCTTAATCGAAACCCATCTAAGCCAGGAGCAACGCCTACCAACTCCGACTTGCGAGAGAGCGGACAGATTGAACAGGACGCAGATGCAATCATCCTTCTGTCCGGCGATAACCCCGACAAGTACCTGTTCCGACTAAGCAAGAACAAGGAAGGCGAGATAGGCGACCTTCCCATTACGTTTAACAAGCAGATTCAACGGTTTCAAGAGTATACTTGGATGGATTGAGCACATGGGCTGTCAGCAATGGCAGCCTTTTGCATATACTCGCACAGAAGCCCTACAAACGCTTTTAGCGTCAGATGACAAACAACTTATCGACTAAATACAGAAAACAGCTCTGGCACGGCTCTACGGGGCTGTGAGTGCATTGTAGAGGTCTACGACTATTGCAGGAGGAGAAAATGGAATACATGACAACCGATACAAAGGTCAATGGGTACATGGTCTACCCTCGATTCCTCTCGACTATTGACGTTAGCCCAACAGAGAAAATTGTTTACGTTTATTTGTTCAATCGTGCAAGGTCGTCACAGAGGGCAAGCAGAAACGGAAAGTTTGCTGACCAACTAGGGCGAGTATACATCGTGTATCCCATCAAAGACCTTGCTGCCGATACTGGATTCACAGAACGATGGGTCAAGAAGTCTCTGAAAGAGCTGGAAGAAGCCGGGGTGATCGAGCGCAAGCGTGAAGGGAAGAACAAGCCCGATAAGATATACGTCAAAGTGCCGGAAGAATCGTCAAAAAGCGAAAATGGAGGTGAACAATCATTCACCTCTGAGGGGAACGATACTTCACCTGTGAGGGGAACAATCGTTCACCTCCTTAATATAGAAGAAAAGAAAAGAAAAAAAGTTATTAAGAAAGCGGGCGACCCGCCCGATGGGAACGCCAGAACGCCGGACTTCGAGGATGTGAGCGAGTATTTTTTGGATGCTGGATGTGAGAATAGGCTTGCCAGCAGGTTCATGAACTACTATGATGAAACAGGTTGGATGACCAGGACCGGAAAGCCTATAACAAACTGGAAGGCTTTTGCTGATATGTGGATTGACAGAGAGCAAGAGAAGCAAAAGTACAGTGAACCAAAGTTCAATCGCCTGTAAAGGTTCTTTCCCCCTACAACCCTCTATCTCCAAAAGCTACACCGTTAGCCAGCAGAGCAGACCGTAGGCAAGAACTAGCGTGAGGTTCGGACTGGTGGATAGTCTACGACTATTTCACATGGAGAATTGACTTTATTTTGTAGTCGGTTGGATATGTATAAATGTTGCATATACTATTCCTAGCGGAACGCTATGAATTGAGCTGAATACTATAGTGCGTTACTGGGAATTAAATCGAGCAGGAACAGACCGAATCGGATGATACGACTATTTCAGCAGAATAATCCCTAGATAGTTACTAGGATATATAAGCGTATATTATAATAAGTACGGTTGGTATACGAATTTGGTATGGCTGGGCGAGAATAAAATTGATAGGTGTCTTGACATATATTGATTTTGGGGGTGTCGGATGACTTAGCGACTATCGCATCTCCATTTCTCTAAAAGGCAAACGACTATTTCACACAAAAAATACACGACTATTTGACGATGGTTCGCAAGAAAACGCTACGACTATCACTCTGCGACTATCAGCTGACAGCTCGTTACTATACTATATAGGACTTTCAAAAGCTGGTCATCTGACGACTTTACGACTATTCCACGACTATCCACCGAGAGAAATTACGATTATTAGCTACGACTATTTCAGCCGGAACGCTACGACTATTGCTGACCTCTATTAGCTATCGGGCGAAAGCCCGAAAAGAGATGCGGCGGTAGCCGCCAATAGTTTCGCGCCGCCCGCCGCGCCCCCTGCCGCTGGACTGCCCCGCCTGGCGGAGTGTGTCGGGCTGAGCCGGTGCGCCCTGATTGTTAGCTGGTGCCAGATCGCAAGCCGCTGGGCGTGGAAAGTATCGAAACCCCGCTGGGCTTGCATGGTCTGCGGTGCGCCCTTATATACCTTATTATAATAGGCGGCTGTGCTGACCTGTACAGCGTCCGGCGTGTCGGTGGTATCTGGTATCAATGGAGGTGCTGGGCTTGACGGTATGCCCTCCAGCGTGTCGTAGGCGGTGCATAGGCGGTTTGTGTGGCTGCTGTATTGTTGTGCGCTGGAATGGGGCAAATCAACGGAAAAGCACCTGTAAAGCCCTGTAAACGGTTTTAGCGTTTGGGCGGTATAAATTGCATGAACGGCAAAAAGGCCGCTGTAAACGCTTGCGTGTGGCTCATACGTTTCCTGGCAAAAGAAAAGCCCTGCACCCTCAGCAGATGCAAGGCAAAAGAAAAGCCCCGCCGAAGCGGGGTTGAATCTGAAATTGTGTCAACGCTGATTGCGCCAGATGTTATAATCTGCTGCCGTCATGATGGTATAACCGCCGCAGACCTTAACAACAACATCTGCGCCGGTTGCGGCCTTGCGTGCATAGTAACGGGTGGTATACAGTCCGGTCATTGCGTCATATCCCTTATTAGTAGTCATAATATATAGCCCTCCTTACTTGCTCGCCTTAAACAAGGCGCTGAAAAACCAAAAACAAAACAAGATTGTAGATAAAATCACAGCTTGCACCCCCTTATACCACGCTGAAGCGCTTGTAGCTTGTGCGGGTGCTGCATTTTGCGTATACATCCGGGTACAGCGTCTTGAGTAGCTTGCTATCTAACCGGACGCTCTGAACGTCCTTGTAAATGGCTTTTGCGGTACCCTGCGCCATCTCAGGCGCGCCCTGCATCATGCAGATAATATCTGCTTTAATGCTTTCGTTCATTGCTTCCAGCTCTTCCAAAAGCCGCTTGTTTTCGCGGTATTCGTTCACTTTTTCTTCAAACAACGTCATTTTTTAGCCCTCCTTAAAATGTGTGCTACCTTCGATTAAAACACCTGCGTCACGAAGTAAAAAATCAAATGCGTCAGATGTATATTTTGCCCAGTTATTGCCAATAGAAATTACAAGATTTTTTACTTGCTCCGGGATTTTTGCGCTGTCAACCTTTTTTTCGGAGATTGTAAATAGTCGTTTATTGGTAGACAGTAGATTTTTGTTGTCTGTCTCATATTTTAATGTGTCGGACAAAAGAGAGGTGCGGTAAGCAAGCAAATCAAGGAGTTTATACTGGTTATAAGTTATAACAAGTTTCATTGCGTCCCCCTTAGCTGTTGAGCCATGCCAGCATAACCAGCGCGCCGCTGACCATGCCGCCAACGTACCAGAGGGCATAAATTTGAGTTGCATCAAGCATTATACTCTACCTCCTCTTTATAGTAGCTCTCAAGGTTGACCGCCACAGTATAGCGGCACTGGACGTTAAATAGGCGGCTCCACAGGCTGTCGCTGCCAAACTCTTTATTGTACAGCTTTGCTCCCTCAGTAGCTACATTATACCAGAGGTCAACGGCCTTGTCTGCGTCATAGGTTCCGCGCTGGTACTTTTTGCGCAGGTTGTTAATAATGGGCGTTATCATTTGGCGGTACAAGCCGCCGTTGTTGGTGGTGTACAATTCAAGCTCTCTGCTCTCATCTGTTTCGTGGTAGGTCATACTAGAGGTTCTTTTCATGGTTTTTGTCCTCCTGTTTTGTAACTGTATTTGGTAGGTGTTACGCTTTCTTGCGTCTGATTATATTATACGCTTTCTTGCGTAGTTGTCAATAGGTATTTACGCTTTTTTGCGTATTATTTTTAGTGCGCTTGCGTGTCCGCTTGGGCGTGCCTTATCGGACACACTCCACGCCCTCCAGCGTTCCGCCGCCGTCCCGATCTGTCCGGCGTGGTCTGCCTTGCATCTGGCACGGCCTGCCCTGCTGTCTGTGCTGTGTAGCCATTTCGGGTGCGCTGGAAGGTGCAGGAAACCACCGGCGGGGTATATCGCCGCCGCCCAGCCCCGCCCGGTCAGTCCCGTCACCACTGAAAAAATAAAAAAGACCCACCCCACCCTCACAAAACGAAACCTATCCGATTGTGCAAGTCTCCAAATTTTCCGAAAAATACAAAAAGGCCCCTCTCCCGGTCTAATCTGTGCTATACTTGACCGTAAGAAAGGAGCATTATAAAATGGCAAAACTCGTAAAGTGTAAACACTGCGGCGCAAGGATAGCAGCTACCGCTAAAACCTGTCCGCAGTGTGGTGGAGAGAATACACCGCCAAAGCCAGCTTATAAGCGGCTGTGGTTCAAAATCCTTATAGCCTTGATTGTTATATCTTTTATCCAAGACCTTGTGAATCCACGAGAAAGAACGAATGTTACGGCTAATCCTAAAAGTGAGGAACCGACATCTTCTGTTACATCCTCTGTGGAAATCCAGAATGAAACAGTCGCACAGTCTGTTGTTGCTTCTTCTGAAACTGTAAAAGAAGATAATTCTTTTATGCTGGTTGATGGAGCACTTGGAAAATATGGTGAAGAGGTTACTATTCCAAGCCAGACTTATGGACAATATACCTACACACGTTATTTGATTCCTGCTGGTGAATACACCGTAGAAAACAAGGGTGGAGAGAAGATGGCTACTGTTTTTGTGGTGAATAATGATAACTCGGATGATGTAAAATCTGTGTTGAGGTTTTCAAAAACAGGCGAAAAACAAAGAGTAACTGTAGAGGATGGTTACAATATTCAGCTGTCACTTGAAACGCAAGTCTTGTTTACTCCTGTTGAATGAGAGGTGGAATCATAAAATGTATGCTTTATTTGGAATGATTGCTCTGGTTGCAACGCCTGTGTTTGGAGCGCTGTGTCTTTACAACAAAGCAACGCATAAGAAAGACAATCGGATGTTAATTGCTTTCTTTGTATCATTTGCAGTTTTCGTTATATGTTTGGCTGTAACACCAGAGCCATCACATGATGAATTGGCAAGCTCCGGCGTTACATCTTCCTCCGCCAAGTCTACGGCAACGGAACTGGATGATAGCTCTATTGAGGAAGTTTCCGAAAGCTCAGCAAGCAGCACTCCGGCATCTCAAAAAGCGGAATCCGAATCTGAACAGCCTATAAGCTCTGAACCCGCAAGCAGTGAGCGGGTGGCATCCAGTGCTTCTTCGCATAACCCAGATGATGATATTCCAACGCTTGATTTGGATGACTATGCAAAACAGGCGGCCGACAACGCTGTAAAGGCAAAAGACAAATACGCTGGTAAGCAATATAAGGTGACATATCAAGTCAACAGTGTATCAGACGCAATGATTAAGTTAGATAATCCGTACACTGTTATGTTCAGTGTGAACTTCGTCACTTCTCACAGCATTGGTTATACCGTTTATATGGCTGGATTCCCAGAAAATGAAAAAGACAAGATTTCTAGGCTTTCTTCCGGCCAGACTGTTACATTCGTCGGTGATTTTGACGGAAACAAATTCACGGATTGCCGATTCATAGTTCCGTAAATAAAAAGCCAGCGGCTAGATGTTCTCTAACCGCTGGCTTTTCTTATGGGCTATCTACGATTTAAGTGTTGGAAACATGATAGGAGCGCTGACTTCTTCCTTTTCCCTGAGAATGTCGAGCAAACAATCATTGTATCCCATTGAATAGCTGTCCTCGCAAAAATGTTGTACGGACGTTGCTAGCGCTACACTTACAACCTCTCTTGACCGCTTATCCTCTGGCATAATGATTTCTAATGTCTGATTAAGGATTTCATGGCTTTTTTCTAAAACGGCTTTGTGCTCTTCATTCTCAGCTTGTAGCCGAAACATTTCTTCCGAGTAGTCCATCAGCACGTCTCCATTCTAATCTGCTCACCAACAGGCAGATAGCCCGCTTCTTTGAGCTTGCTATAAATGAACTTCTGACCGGCTCTCGTCCAGCGAGTGACCTCTTTCGTTTTGCCGTTCGGCAGCTCGATCGGGTGGCCGACAACATATCCGTTGCCAAGATACTTCTGGTAAGGAATCCACTGTTTGTTTACAGTATGTTGGATGCCAAGCCCTCTAAGAATCTGGTTTAGCTTTCGTGCGCTCATTCCGTAGTTCATGGCAATCTGCGTGGTAGTCAGGCTTTCATCTGAAAGCAGCATCGCCTTTGCGTAGTCAGAATCAGGCTTCATCTTGGCGTTTTCCACTTCCAGAGCCTTTACTTTCTTGCGCTCCGTGTCGATAACACTGTTAGCGGCGATCAGAGCGCGGCTCAACAGCATCTCTGTCGATTCAGGCTCCGGGTTGGTGAGCTTCTGCTCCATCTGATTGAAAGCATCAATGTACTTGAGTTTCCATTCAAGGGCTTCCTTGCCAGTGAATCCCATAGCAAGGAGCGTAAACCCATCGCGATTCATCAGATACTCAGGTAGCACTTTGTTTTGGACTGAAAGGTACTCCGATTTGAAGAACATAGAGGACAGTCCAATTTTGGGCTCTCCTCCCATCAGGTTTTCGATGTCGCGAAGAACGTGCTTGTGCTCTTTTCCAAAATTCTCTGCTACTTCACGACTGGACACGACAACCTGTCCGTTTTCGCTGATAAGATTGATAGCATATTTAACTTTTTGTTCCATAAAAACTCCTATGGTTCTTGCGGAACAAGCCAATTCCTGCTATAATAAGGCTGGAACAGCTTGTTCCAGTGTGGTTCATGATACGTTCGCTAAAGTTTGCCGACAGCAGCGAGCGTATCATTTTTCGTTTTCATTGGTCTCCGGGATTGGATGCACTTCAAAGAATGTGTCACGGATGGCTGCTGCCTGTGCGACCTTGTGTTCGGTGCAATAGGCTTTCAGCCACTGGAACTGCCGTTCGGTCAGTGCAACAGTGAACGTGTGATTGTGCCGTTCGAGATAAGGACTGTACATAAACTCACCTCCCTTCATGTAAGTGCAACCAGTATATGCAATATGTTGTGGTTTGTCAATTACGCAAACGCTTAATGTAGTACTGGTATCTGTACAAAATCTAAAAGTTTGTAGACTTGCACAAAATTTAACTGTTGTTTTTGGCTGCTCCCGCTTCGTACCCTGCCCGGTAGTTCAGTTCTGACAGCTTGCCCAGTGCTTCTGCGTACTCCCTGTCCTCGCTGGTCGGTTCTTTGCCGTGGGCGAGGGTTTTCAGAAATTCTTCGGTTTTCGTGGGAAAGTTCATGTTTTTTTGCTCCTAACTCTTGCGGAGAGCAGCCCTTTTTGGTATAATAGATTCCGAAAAGGGAGACTGCCCCCTTGGTGGTTGCAGTACCTTCTTTTTGTAACGGATAAGCTATCAGCTAAACTTTGGTAGGTGGGTGCTGATAGCTTATTTTTTTATGCGTTCTGCAATGTTGAAGATTAGATCAATACCCATTCTCACAACATCACTCTTGGTTCCATCCAGAGCGTTAGCGCAAAATGTGATTTTTTCGATATCCTTTTCGCTAAGCCTGAACGAAACCATACGCATAGATTCGTTTTTAGATGGCTCTGCTGCTTTCTGCAACTTCATCACCTCGCTTTGTTGCTGATGATAGTATATACCAGATATTGAGCACTTGTCAATATGGAAATTTGAAGAAAATATACTTTACAGATTCAGAACGAATCAAAAATAAAGCGTATACACGTTTTAATGTAAAAAGTTTAACATCCTTATACTACTATACTCTGTATTTACAGAGTATAGTATATTTATATATACACTAGGGTCGAATTGCTCTCTTGACAGATTACGCTAGAAAGCGTATAATGATACCAAAGGAAGAGAGGGCAAAAAAATGGCAGCTACGAACAACAAGGTAAATTCCAGCGAAATTCTTCGTGGGATTATCAAAGAGCAGCATCGGACATACGAATACCTCAGAAAAAAACTTGATTATAAAAAAATTTCTAGCGTATCTTCTCGTGTTTTGGCCGATGATATGAAGCTATCTACGATGGTTCAGATTTTAGAAGTGCTGGGATACAGGCTTGTTGTCGAGCCGGACAACGGGGAGCTAACTAGAACGGGCGCTTATCAGATAAGAGAGGTAAAGGACGGCGATTCTGAATGAACGTAGCGTATGTTCGTGTATCTACTGTTGAACAGAATGAAGCTCGACAGGTGGAAGCGTTGAAGCGGCATAACATTGACCGTTGGTTCATTGAGAAAGTCTCTGGCAAGAATATGGATAGACCAGAGTTGCAGAAGATGCTTAAATCAGTTCAGCCGGGCGATACCGTGTTTATCCACGATTTCAGCCGCCTTGCCCGTAGCACAAAGGACTTGCTTGAAATGGTCGAAACGCTACAAGCTAACGGCGTACACCTTGCAAGTGATAAAGAAAACCTAGATACAGGCACTCCCACCGGTAAACTGATGCTGACGATGATTGCAGCCATCAACGAATTTGAACGACAGAATATGCTTGACCGCCAGCAAGAGGGTATCGAAGTGGCAAAGCAGAAAGGCGTTTATAAAGGTCGCAAGCCCACTGAGTATGACCGCAACCTCTTTGATGTTCTGCACGAACAGGTGGAAAAACGTCTGCTGACCGTCACCGATGCTGCAAAACAGCTTGGTGTGACCCGCCAGACATGGTATCGGATTGCTGAACAGAACAGGTGAAAGGAGTAAGAGCCTATGGATAAGTGGAACAACAGAAACTCGTATGACTGGCTTGCGGGGGCGGTCGTTGGATTGCTTACCGGGTTCTTCATCGTAGCTGTGGTTGCGAGGTGCGTTTTGTGATACTCAGTGACAACATGAAGCATCTGATCGACACGCTGAACACCTATGAGCCAGACCTTCCGAATGGATTCTATTCCGTAAAAGCCCTGCAAGATAAGCTAGACTTCACGGCACAGTTCGTTCTTGAATCGCTTGCCAACGATGGTCTGATACGTTGGGGAGACACGCAGCACACAGCATTCTGGCTGTTGGAACGTGCAAGGAACTATAAGAAAATTCATAAGTTAGAAAAGATTGAACAGTGGAAAGAACGTGGGATAGGATTTGCTTGCGGCGTTTTGACCAGCGTTGTTGCAGGGCTGATTAGCATTGTGCTTGCTGGCGTTTTCAGTTGACATTGTTCGAGACCAAGAATAAAACCGAATGAGAAAGGAGAATATATTGAAAACGATTAACGGAAAATATGCTTCCGCAAAGGTGTTCACGGACAATATTGAAGATAAGGCAACTGAGCAGATTTTGACGCTCTGCAATCAGAGCTTTGTTGACGGATGCAAAATTCGCATTATGCCAGATGTTCATGCTGGCTCTGGATGCGTCATCGGATTCACGGCAAACTTGGGCAAGAAGGTCATTCCGAATATTGTCGGTGTGGACATTGGCTGCGGGATGCTTGTTGCTGAACTCGGAATTGAACATATCGACCCGGAAAAGTTGGATAAAGTAATCAGAGAACGAGTTCCGGCTGGAATGAATGTTCACGAATCGCAGAAAATGTCGGGAGCTTTCCTTAACCAACTTGACTGTAAAGACAGCCTGCATAATGTTGACTGGATTCTTCGTAGCATGGGTACTTTGGGTGGCGGTAATCATTTTATCGAACTGGACGATGACGAAGATGGAAATCAGTACCTTGTTATCCATACTGGAAGCAGGAATCTCGGCAAACAAGTTGCAGAGTATCATCAAAATGTAGCAATTTCTAATATCAAAGGAAAGAACAAAAGAAAAGAAGCTACGGATCGCCTGATTGACGAACTGAAAAAGCAAGGTCGTGAACAGGAAATCTCGAAAAAAATCAAAGAGCTGGATGTTCAATTCCCCGATATTCCGAATGAGCTTTGCTATCTTGAAGGGAAAGAACGTGATTCTTACCTTAACGATATGCGGATTTGTCAGGCGTTTGCGAGGATGAACAGAGCAAGAATTATGCATACCATTTTAGACGGCGTTGGAATCAACTCCATGCTGACCCATGCGTCCTTCTTTGAAACCGTTCATAACTATATTGATGAATCGGATGATATTATCCGAAAAGGCTCTGTATCCGCTAGAAAAGGAGAAAAGCTGATTATTCCTCTTAATATGAGAGACGGAAGCATTATCTGTGTTGGCAAGGGCAATCCTGATTGGAATTTCTCTGCTCCGCATGGTGCTGGAAGACTATATAGCAGAACAGCGGCTAAAAAAGCATTCAGTGTTGAGGAATACCAAAAGCAGATGAACGGAATTTATACTACGTCAGCCGATGAATCCACGTTGGATGAATGCCCGATGGCATATAAGCCAGCGCAGGAAATTATCAACGCAATCTCCCCAACAGTTGATATTGTAAAACACATTAAGCCCATTTACAATTTCAAGGCGGGACAATAAAACCGAATATTTGATTTTTGTGCAGTTGTAGGCACTCTTTACATTTTCAGGTAGGGGGTGCCTATTTTTTTATGCAGTCAAAACAGTGCATTGCCATCATTGACAGCATCAAAGCGTATGCGAAGCAGAATCCGACCGAAGCACAGGTCTATGAGGACTGGTTTCAGGCGGTCGTGAACTTGAGGGACGCTCTGCCGCAAGACAAGCGGTTCGATGCCTACAAATACTCTGGCGAACTGCGCTCTGTCTGTGCAGCCATGATGGGCAAGATGAAAACAGGCGAGGACGTGGCAAAGGTCTATGATATTATCAGCCGGACGTACCTGTTTGAAGCGAAAGATGTGTTTGACAGCTATTGCATCTACCTTGAATGGAACCGTGCGCCGGAGAAAAAGTTCTATCAGCCCAGACGCAGGGTTTTGAAAGTGCTGGCAGACGACCTAGAGGACTTGTTCTATAAGCGGATAGATTTCTTGGGGGTCAGCCTTCCGGCTCGCGTGGGCAAGAGTACGCTGTGCATTTTCTTTATCACATGGCTGATGGGCAACCGCCCGGACGTTGCATCGGTTATGAGCGGACATTCCGACAAGCTGACCAATGGCTTCTACGGCGAAGTGCTGTCTATCATCACTGACCCCGTTACCTATAACTGGGGCAAAATCTTCCCGGACGTTCAGCTTGTAGATAAGAGCGCAAAAGACGAAAGCGTTGACCTAAACCGCAAAAAGCGTTTTCCAACCCTAACGTGCCGCTCCATTGGCGGCACGTTGACTGGTGCTGTTGAAATTGGCGAAGGTGGCGTTCTGTACAGTGATGACTTGATCGAGGATTTGGAGGAAAGCCTGAACGTTGAACGTCTGAACAACAAGTACGATGCCTATCTGAACCAGCTAAAAGACCGTAAAAAGCAAGGCGCATTGGAGCTGATGGTCGGCACACGCTGGAACGTGCTTGACCCTCTAGGGCGCATCCAAAACCAGTACGCAGACAATCCAAAGTACAGATTCCGGGTGATTCCGGCTGTGGACGAGAACGGACACAGCAATTTCAATTATGACTACGGCGTGGGATTTGACGATGCCTACTATGCCGATATGAAAGCCAGCATTGATGATGCAACATGGTGGGCAAAGTACATGGGCAAACCCTATGTGCGTGAAGGTCTGCTGTTCCCTGCTGATGAGCTGCGATACTTTAACGGCGTTCTGCCTGATGGTGAGCCCGATCGGAAGCTTATGGTCATGGATATTGCATGGGGTGGCGGTGACTTCACCGCCTGTCCTATCGCTTATGTGTACGGCGATGCTGTGTTCATCCCTGACCTTGTGTTCAATAACGGCGACAAGACCGTGACCAGACCGGAAGCCGTGGGCAAAATCATCCAGCACAAAATCAATGTGGTGCGCGGAGAAGCCAACAACGGCGGCGATGAATACTGTGACGTTGTAGACAGCCAGCTCCGGCAGCAGGGTTATCACTGCTCCGTTCGCAGCCAGCGTGCGCCCAGTGGTCAAAGCAAGCTGTCCAGAATCATCCAGTATGCGCCGGACATCAAACGGTTCTATTTCCTTGACGAGAAGCACCAGTCGAAAGAGTACAAGGCGTTCATGGAGCAGGTGACAATGTTCACGCAGCTTGGCAAAGTTCCGCACGATGATGCACCGGATAGTCTGGCACAGCTTGCCGATGAATTGTACAACGGAATCAGTAAAATTGAGCCTGTCAAGAGGCCGTTTTGATTAAAAACACAATATATTGTGTTCGCTGGGTCTATTTATTTGATTTCACCACTTGACAAGGCTTATAATGTACGCAGGAAGTTTTGCAGCTTCCCTTAAAGGAATAGCTTGCACGCGGGTTTTTTTCATTTTACTCGCGTGCGTTTTAACAAGCATATTCCTCCTTTCACCGGTGGAGGTTTTCTCACTCTTTCACCTTCACCGGGATTTATATGTTGCGTTTCCAATTGTAAGGGGAATGCCAGCCTGTCTCCCCCACGGCTGGCGAGCAACGGTTCGATTCCGTTACGCAGCACAACCATCTTCTTTGCTTGGCTTTTTATTCTCCGAATTCTCCACCGCTATTCCCGGCTCTCGATGTAATGGTTAGGCATGACATTGCAAAGAGCAGCGGTTAACCAATCGAGCCGGGTACATGACACAGAGTGGAGCAGTCTGGTAGCTCGTCGGACTCATATCCCGAAGGTCGTTGGTTCAAATCCATCCTCTGTGCCCATCAGCGATTTGTCCCGGCTGGAGCAAATCGTGGCTTTCGGCACCCGACAAGTCAGAGCCTAGCACGACTGGTAGTGCGAACAGTTTTCCAGTAGCTTCCAACAGGTCTGTGCTTAACAGCCTGTTTTCAGAAATCCAACGAAAGGAGCACAGATGGTAGCAAAAGTCAGATGTAAGCGTCCTCGGAAAGACGCAAACGGCAATCCGTGTGATTGCGGACGTTATCTTGGCGAAGTAGAAGGTAAGTTCTCCCTTCTGTGTCCTCTTTGCCATTGGATAACAATTGGAGATTCCAACCTTCCAAAAGATACATGGGTCTCCGTACCAAAGTTTAAAAACTGAATAGCTTTTGAAGCGCAGTTGTAAGCGCAGTGAGATAGACCTTAACAGGTTTGTCTTGCTGCGCTTTTTATTTTGCAGGAAAGGAGGAAAACATGGCTGAGTATCAGATGGTCGTTGGCGGCTTTTTGAATGAGCCGTTGACCGGACGCAGACCGATTGAAACGCCGGATACGGAAATCAATGAAGCGAACGTGCTGAAAGTGGTCACGGGCAAGGCAGAGCCTATTCATCTGCTGAACAAGAACGAGATTCGTTTTCTGCACAACTACTACTTGGGAAGTCAGCCTGTCCTCCACCGCACGAAGGAATATCACGCTGAAATTACAAATCGCATTGTAGAGAACCATGCCAACGAGTGCGTGGGCTTCTACACCGGCTACATGAGCGGCACTCCTTGCTCTTATGTGCGGTCTGAAACGGCAACAGGTGACGGCGAGGAAATTGCCCGTCTGTCCAATGCTTTGCAGTATGAGGGCAAGGATGCGCTCGATCGGCGGCTTTGGCAGTGGATGTTGGAGTGCGGACATGGATACCGCATTGTCCTTCCTGACAAGGGGTACAACGGCAACTACCCGGACGAAACGCCCCTTCTGGTGGACGTTCCCGACCCGGACATGGCGTATGTGATTTACAACTCCGGCATCGGCCACAAGCCCATCGCCAACGTGCTGCACATCCCACGCAATTATCAGAATGACCTAAACGACCTGATTTGCGTGTATACGCCGAACCAGTACTTTGAAATCGATAACGGCAAGGTTACAAAGTCTGAGAATCACTCTCTTGGAATGCTGCCGATGGTCGAATACAAGTTGAACCCGGAGCGGATGGGTCTGTTTGAACCGGCAATCCCTGTTCTGGATGCCATCAACGACCTTGAAAGCAACCGTTTGGACGGCGTGGCGCAGTTCATCCAGTCCATCATGGTGTTTACCAACTGCCTTGTGGACAAGGATGCGCTTGACCAAGTAAAAGAGCTTGGCGCAATGTGCTTGAAATCCACTTCTGGTCTGCCCGCTTCTGTTTCTCAGATTGCAAACGAGCTTGACCAGCAGCAGAGCCAGACCTTGCTTGATTCCATGTTGAACGTGTATCGCAGTTTGACTGCCATGCCTAGTGCTACTGGCAGCGAGAATGCAACGTCTGACAACGTGGGTGCAGTTATCGTCCGCAACGGATGGAATCACACCGAAGCGAGAGCGCAGCAGTACGAGAATATGTTCAAATTTGCTGAACGCCAAAGCTTGTCTGTAATGCTCAAAATCCTGCGTGATACGGCTGGTTCTAAGCTGATGGCAAGTGACATTAACATCAAACTGCCACGCCGCCAGTACGACAACCAGCAGAGTAAGGTTCAGATTTTTGCACAGATGATTCAGCAGCCGATTGACCCACAGTTGGCGTTTACTACGCCCGGTCTGTTCCCTGACCCGCAAGCTGCTTACGAAATGAGCAAGCCCTTCCTGATTGCCGCTGGCAAGTTGGGAGAGGATGGAAAGGCACCGAAGCCGCAGGAGCAGCCGACAGACCATATTGTTGACAACGACAAAATGGTTGGCGAACAGGCTAATGCAAAGGAAGGAGAGCAAAAATGAAGAAGCTGTTTATTTCCTGCCCGATGAAGAATCGGTCGGAAGAAAATATTCGGATGACGTTTGACCGTTTGCACAAGATTGCCGAAGCAGTGTACGGCGAAAGCCTTGAGGTTATCCAAACCTATATCGAAGATAACCCGCCTAAGTGCAGAACTGAAGGGCTTTGGTATCTTGGCAAGAGCATCGAACTTCTCGCACAGGCTGATTATTTTATCGGCATTTGCGGCGATAACGCCTTTCAGTATAACGGCTGTACTGTAGAAATTGATGCTGCAAAGTTGTATGGCGTTCCGGTCTATCTTGTTCCGACCGTTTTCGCCGCTCCTGATGCTGCGAAAGAAGAACTGGTTTACAACGGCACGGGGGAACTAATCAACTAAAAATCAATCCGCATTAGCGGGCTGATATATTCCGGCAGGGAAGCCGGGATACAAATTTCGCAGCGTTGCAGGGAAGCAACGGTAAAAAAACGCAGGAGGAAATTAACGATATGAACTACAAAGCGTTACTTGGTGATGCCTACAAAGAGGGCATGACCGCTGATGAAATCATTTCTGCGCTTGAAAAGGTTGCAGACCCTAGCGCAGAGGTTGAGAAGCTGCGCAACGCCGTGACGAAAGCAAACGGCGAAGCTGCCGAGTACAAGAAGCAGCTCAAGGCAAAGCGTACCGACGACGAGAATGCCGCGCAGGAACAAGCTGACAAGCTGGCAGAGATGCAGAAGCAGATTGAAGCCTTGACCGCCGACAAAGAGAATCTCGTCAAGGAAAAGACCCTTGCATCTTACCGTGAGAAGTTTGTTGCACAGGGTTATGACGCTGAACTTGCTAACAAGGCTGCGTCTGCACTGGCTGACGGCGACATGGACAAGGTCTTTAAGTTCCAGTCTGAGTTTATGACCGCCCATGACACCGCTTACAAGGCTTCTCTGCTGAAGGGTATGCCCACGCCTCCGGGTGCGGATGGCAATGGTGACGGCGCAGATAGCGCAGGTGTTTCCTTTGCTAAACGCTTTGCGAAGGAGCGCGCAGACGCAAACAAGGCATCGAGTGACGCAATGACTGCTTTCCATTAAGGAGGAAAACATGAAGTACACCAATACTCCGGTATCGGCTCCTGAAAGCACTATTCTGGCTGCTGATACCTACGTTGCCATTCCTTTTACCGTCAAGGAGACCAATGCTGTTCCGGCTGGTTATCCTATGGCAAAGACTGGTCTGAAAGCTGCTGCCACTACTGGCACCAGTGCTGCTGATGCAGCTACCGATGCCATTGGCATTCTGCTGCACACTGTTGACCCTGCCGTCAACCCCAATGGCGCACTGCTGATTCAGGGCGTTATTGATGTGGACAAAGCAAAGCTGTCCGGCTTTACCTATTCTGCAAACGATATTGCCGCTCTGAAAAAGGCTGTTCCTGCCGTTTTCTGCCGTACCGATGTTGGCGCAAAGAGCGAGTAAGGAGGACTAAATTATGGCACTGAATCTGAATGAAATCTTCTCCCCCGCTGCGATTGCCGCCTATTGGACGAATGACCCGACCAATGCGCAGCCCTATGCTTCTGATGCTCTGTTCCCTGCCCGCAAGAAGATCAGCATGGAACTGAAGTGGCTTCGCGGTCACAAGGGCGTTGGCGTTTCGCTGAAGCCTAGCGTATTTGACACTAAGGCTACGTTCCGTACCCGTAAAGGTATTCAGGTGACGGAGACGAATATGCCCTTCTTCCGTGAGGGTGTGCATATCGACGAGAGCGACCGTCGCAAGATCATTTCTGTTTTGGCTACCAATCAGGAGTTTGCGGCAGATGTTATCAATCGTGTCTACGACGATACTGCACAGCTTATCACTGGTGCTCGCATCGTTCCTGAGCGCATGGTATGGCAGCTTCTGGCTCCCAAGACTGGCAAGCCCGGCATTTCTATCGAATCTAACGGCGTGAGCTACGTCTATGATTATGACCCGGATGGCACTTGGCAGCAGTCCAATTACAAGGCTCTGACTACCAAGGAGAAGTGGGATGCTCCTACTACTGCAACCCCCATCGCCACGATGACTACTGCCGCAAACACTGTTCTTGCGAACACTGGCGAAGTCATTGCCGAAGCCTACATGAATACGAACACCTTCCACAAGATGATTGCTGCGGACGAGGTCAAAAACCGTTTCCTGACGGTTATGAAAACCACCACCGCCGTTCTTATCGATTCTGAGGCACGTTCTGTTGTCGAAAGCGCATCCGGCATCCGCATCCATCTGTACGACAAGATGTTCAAGCCGGAAGAAACCGCAGCTGCTGAGAAGTATCTGCCTGATGGTTATGTTGTGCTGGCTCCTTCTGGTTCTCTGGGCAATATGTACTACGTTGCAACCCCGGAAGAGGTTGACCTGATGGCTGGTATCTCCAACGCGCAGGTTTCCGTTGTGAATACTGGCGTTGCCATTACTACGAAGCAGGAAGCCCATCCTGTCAGCACTGACATTATTGCTTCTGAAATCGTCCTGCCGTCCTTTGAGCGCATGGACGCTGTGTACTGCATCAAGGCTTACTAAGGCGAAAGGAGAAAAGCGGCATGGGAGACCAGTATTCCGAAGCGGCAGTCAAGCTGGGGCAGTACATTGCCCCTGCACTTGACCGTGAAATCACGGACGAGGACTACCCACTCTTCGACCTGCTGCTTGATTTCGCCAAAGACAAGATATTTGCGCAGGGCTACCCATTTGGTAACAGACCGGACGAGCTGCCCTCGCAGTATCAGTCGTTGCAGATACGCATTGCAGCGGAACTGTATAACCACATTGGCGCAAACGGACAGACGAGCTATACCAACAACGGCATTACTCGTGTGTGGGAAAGCTCCGATGTGGCGCAGTCCCTGCTGAATGAAGTGGTTCCGAGAGTAGGTGTTATCGGCTGATGTTCAATGGAAGCCCGCTGGATAAGCGCCCTCTGTGGTATTCAAACCCGGTCGGAGAGAAAACGCCTGTTGTGGACAAATCGGGCGACGAAACTGGCGAATCTGCATACGAATCGTGGAGTGCCCCCGCAAAGCTGATGCTGAATGTCAGCCCGCCTACTGGTTCTGCGGAAGCAAACCCTTTTGGAGCATTCACGGATTACAGCTATGTTGTCAGTTCGTCCAGCAAAAAGCGCAACACACCGCTTTATGAAGGTACGCGTGTCTGGTTTCAGACAGACGTTTCAAAGCCCTTCAATTACATTGTGGTCAAGGTCGCAGAGCATATCACGGATACGCTGTATGCGCTGAAAGAGGTGGCTGCAAGTGAAAATTAAAGTGAGGTTGAGCGATGCCGGACTTCGTGATGCGGAACGTCAGATACAGGAGTACAAGACCACCCTGAACAAGAAAGCTAGAGCGTTAGCTTTTCGTCTTTCTTGGTTGGGGCTTGAAGTCGCAAAGGTGCGTTTTGCTAATGCGAAATACGCTGGCTCCAATGACGTGAAATGCCACATCAACCAAAAAGACAAGACTTGTACCATCGTTGCAGAGGGCAAAGCAGTTGCCTTTATCGAATTTGGCACTGGCGCACATCACAACGGGTATGGCGGTGAACTACCGCCCGGTGTTGGCGCACACGGCTCATATGGAAAAGGGCAAGGCGCAAACCGCAGGTGGTACTACTACGGAGAATCTGGCAATGCCGGTACGCCTGTCAAACAGGTAGATGGTAAAGGCCAGTTGAATTACACCGATGGCAACGAGCCAGCTATGGCTATGTGGGGAGCTGTTGAGGAAATGGCTTCTCAAGTCGAAGCAACGTGGAGGGAGGTTTGGAATAGTTGATCGATTATTTCAATTCTATCTTCACGGCTGTTGCTAAGGAACTGCGAAAGCAAGTTCCCGGCATTTTCGTCACTGGTGAAATCAATGACAGCAACGTCAAAAAGTTTCCGTGTGTGCAGATAGAGGAAAACAGCAATCTTCCTGTACACATCGATTCTGCTGGTTACAGCAAGTACGCCGCCGTTTCCCTGCGTGTGCGTGTCTACTCCAATAAGGATACCGGGCGCATTGCAGAAGCACGCTCCATTGTTGGAATCGTGGATTCTGTTCTTGAACCGCTTAAATTTTATCGCAAGTCGTTTGCCCCGTTGAATGGGCTGTACAACAATTCCGTCTATCGGATTGATTGCAGCTATGGGGCAACAATCGGAGAGGACGGAATGATTTACCGAAACTAAGGAGGTAAACATTCTATGAGTACTGCTATCTCCGGTCTGAATACCACCCTGTATTGTGGCGACAGCGCAACCGCTCTGACGAAGCTGTGCGACATTAAGGATGTACCCGACCTGATCTCCGAACCGAACCTTCTGGATGCAACTACCCTGTCCGACCCCATGCAGGTCAACATCTTTGGCATCATCCAGAGCGACACCAAGTCTTTCACTGCCAACTACAACAAGACTGACTACAAGAAGGTCAAGGAAGCTGGCTATGATGAGACTTCCGATAGCAACGCCGTGAAGTACTACGCCCTGAAGATGCAGGACGGCTCCGGCTTCACTTGGCAGGGTATGCATCAGGTTGGCCTGTCCGGCTTTGGTGTTGACGAGGTTGTGGAAATGACCATCAACTGCATCTTCACCAAGAAGCCTGAGTTCAGCGAGACCCTGACTGTCACTGGCGGCTAAACCGCAAAAATCGAATCAATCAAACCGGGCAGAACTGAACAACGGATTTGGTTCTGCCTCTATTTATAAAGGAGAGCATTTATTATGGCTGCTAAGGTTATCAACTTTCATTCCCCCGATGGTAAGAACACTTATGAGCTGACCTTTACCCGTGACAGCGTGGAAGCCACCGAACGCGCAGGTTTTCAGATTGGCCAGTACACCCAGATGACCAACCTGCTGTCCAATTCCCGCGCCCTATTTTACGGCGCGTTTATCGCACGGAACAAGGGCATCAAGCGCAAGGTCGTGGACGAGATGTTCCAGCACATCGAGGAGAAGGAAGACCTGATGGGCATTCTGCTTGAGATGTTCATGGACGCTTCCAAGTCCCTGCTGGCAACTGACACTGAGGACAAGACCGCAAAAAACGCAACGTGGGAGATTGTGTAACCGCACAATCTCAGGAAGCAGACGGAGAGGGAGAGCCATTCTCCTTCTCCAAGCTATTCCACGATGTAGAAGCCTATTACATCTCCATTGGCATGACCTACGACCAGTTCTGGCACGGCGATGTCTGGCTGGCGAAAGTCTACCGTGACGCAGAGGAGCTGCGAGAACGCAGAGCCAATGCTGAAGCGTGGAGAAACGGCTTTTACATGGCATCTGCGCTTTCCTCTACGGTTGGCAATATGTTCCGTAAAAAAGGGTCTAGCCCTATCAAGTACATGGATAGACCGATTCCCCTTACCCAAAAGGAGAAAGACGAGTATGAATACCAACGCGCAGTTGAGGCGCAGGAGCGAATCAAGAGAATGATGTTCTCTATGATGGAAAGTGATGGTGGTAGTGATGGCTGATGTTGATATTACGAGCTTATCCGTAGAGATTTCTGTGGAATCGCAGGGCGCAGAGCTTAATATCGACAAGCTTACTGCCGCCATTTCTAATTTGCGGACAAAAGGCAACGTCACGAAGGTTGTGAACAGCCTTGACAAGCTGGCTGGTTCCATTGCAACGCTGAAACAGGCATCCGCCGGAATGTCTGGACTGGACAAAATCACCAGCTTTCTGAACGGGCTTTCCAGTGTCAACACGACCGCAAGCACAAAGAGCATCAACACGGTCGTAAATGCAATCAAGAAGATCCCTGCGGCTGTGTCTGGTCTGAACGGCGTGGACTTTTACTCTATGTCTGGAAGCATTACTCAGCTCACTAACGCTTTGGCTCCATTGTCCATTCTGGACGCATCGAGCCTTAAAGCTCTTGGTAGTGCTTTCAATGCGATTGGAAAGGTTCCTGACCTGACCGACAAGCTAAAATCGACAGACCTTGATTCTTTTGCAAGTTCTTGCCAGAAGATTTCCACTGCTATTACTCCCCTTGCATCTCAGCTTGACAAGGTGGGCAACGCGTTTGCAAAGCTCCCTTCGCAGTTGAGCAAGGTGGTTACACAGGCTAACCGTGTGACCGCTGCCAACGAAAGGCAACGCAAGAGCTACCTCAGCCTGTCCAATCAGATGAACGGCTTTATGCGGAACATGGCAAAGCTGGTTTCGTTGAAAGCTATCGCTGAGTATCTTGGCAACGCTGTTGCGAAGTTCAATGACTTCTATGAAGCAACAGATCTGTTTCATAATGCTATGGGCAATCTGAGCGGTGAAGCCGATACGCTCATTAGCAAGATGCAGGGTTTGCTTGGCGTTGATCCGACCAAAGCAATGACCTACATGGCTACCATCCAGAGCTTGGGTACTTCGTTTGGTCTGACCAGCGACAAAGCATATATTCTGTCCAAGAATCTGACCCAGCTTGCCTATGACGAAGGCTCCTATTGGAACAAAGATGTTGCAGAGACCTTTACCGCAATGTCTTCCGCAATCTCTGGCGAGATTGAGCCTATTCGCCGTTTGGGCATCGACCTGTCTCAGGCACGGTTGCAGCAGGAGCTTCTTGCTTTGGGCTTTAACAAGCAGGTTTCTAGTCTGTCTCAGGCAGATAAGGCAGTTCTGCGTTACATTGCCATTATGAAGCAGACTGCCAACGTGCAGGGGAACCTTGCACAGACCATCCAAAGCCCTGCGAATCAGATTAAGATTCTGAAAGCACAGTTGGATATGCTGGCGAAGTCTGTTGGCTCTCTGCTCTACCCTGCAATGAAATCCATTCTTCCCCCACTGATTGCCGCCGTACAGCTCATTCGAGAGTTCGTTGAATGGGTGGCAAAGCTGATGGGCGTGAAGGTTGTGTTCACTGACTTCACCAAGAGCGCTGGCAGCGTTGGTGGCATCGGTGACGCGATGGATGACACGGCAGATTCGACAAAGAAAGCCGCCAAAGCCCTCAAGGATTACACGATGGGCTTTGATGAACTGAACATCATTGACCCCACACAGGGAAGTTCCGGCTCTGGAAGCGGTTCATCTGCTGGCAACATCTTGGGCGATGTAGACCTGTCCGGCTACGATATGTTCAAGCAGTACAACGAAGAGTTTGCAAAGCAGATTGACGCTATCAAACAGAAAATCAAAGATATGCTTCCGATTATTGGTGCTATCGCCGCCGCACTTGCGTTGTGGAAAATCGTTGATTTTCTGACGGACATTGCAACAGCAATTTCCAAGATGACAGAATTGCAAAAGTTGGCTCTTTCAATTGCAACAGTTGTTATCGAAGCATCGTTAGTATTTAGTTTTGCAAAAGGATACGCATCTAGTGGAAACCCTCTTGAGCTTTTAGGCGAAGTGGTATCCGCCGCATTTGGCTCTTTTGTTCTTTGGCGCACAATGGGCGCGGATGGCATTACTCTTGGCATGGGTATCGCTTTTGTGGCAAGCCTTGCAGGTCTTACTTATGCGCTTGGTACAGGCGAAGCCAATCTTGGTGATGCAAGCACATGGATTCAGGCTGCTTTAACAACGGCATTCGGCTCTATTACTGGTATCACACTACTTACCAATCTTGGGGTAGCTGCTGGTACAGCCGCAACGCTTTCTATCGGTCTTGCAGGTCTTATTACCTTTGCAGGAATCACATTCTCTCTTGGCGAAAAGCTGAAAGAATTTCCTGTTCTTAATACCATCATTGCTGCTTTGATGGGAATTTTTGGTGGCGTTGCTGGTGCTGGCATTGCATTGCTTGTTGGCGCAAGCCTTCCTGTTGCTGGAGCCGTTGCTGCTGCCGGTGTCGGTATTGGCCTAGTTCTTCACTGGGCTGGTATCAAATGGAGTACTAAAGAGAGTGGCGAAAAAACAGATGCTGCCGCAGAAGCCGACACTAAAATGCATTATGTCGAAAATGTTTTTGAGCAGCGTATTGAAGCTATCAAGCAAATTATCGTTACAAAGTGGAATGAGGCCATTGATTTTATGACTTCTCTTCCTGAAAAGGTTGGGAACATCATAAACAGCATTGGCGAGTGGTTCAACTCTCTTCCTGAAAAAATCGGCTATGCCCTTGGCTTTGCCGTCGGCAAAATCGGGGAGTGGGTTGGAAACATGGTTACTACTGTAACAACCGAAGTTCCAAAAATCGTTTCGTCTGTTGTTAAGTTTTTTGAAGAACTGCCGGGAAATATTTTGACTGCAATCCTAAAGACTGTTGACGCTATTTCCGAATGGCGAGAGAGAATGGTGGCTTTCGTTGTTGTTGAAGTTCCAAAAATCATTTCGTCTATTGTCGGTGAGTTCAAAAAGCTTCCTGACGAATTAAGAAAGCTTGGCAAATTCATTTGGGACGGCCTGATTAACGGTCTAAAAGATGCATGGAGTACCGTTACAAATGGTATTAAGAGCTTCACTGATGGTTTTGTCAATGGCTTCAAAGATGCGCTTGAAATTCATTCTCCTTCACAAGTGTTTCACCAAATCGGCGTTTATGTCGACCAAGGCCTTGCAAACGGTATCACTGCAGCACTTTCTTACGTTGAACAGGCTATGACTAATCTGGCAAACGTTGTTCAGCAGAAGGGCAACGAAATGATTGACTATGGCGCAGACGTTGCAAATGGCTTTGTTGATAACATGGTCAATACGTTCGACGCAAAGTGGAATGAAATCGACAACGGTCTCAAGAGTGACTTTGTCGGCACGATTAAGGGCATGATCGATGCGGTCAAGAAAGGCGATATCCAAACCGTCGCCGAAAACACCGCAGCTATCATTTGGAAGGCAATGGGGGAAGAGAACCGAAAACAGGTCAAGTCTTATGCTTCTGACTTGGTTTCCAATCTCACTAGTGCTCTTAAGACCGTTGGTTCCAAAGTATTTTCTTCTGCAAAACTTGTCGGAAAGAACATTTTGGATGGAATCACATCCAAGTTTGGCGAAATCTCCACGCAGGTCGTCGGTCTCGGAAGTAAAATTGCGTCCTCGTTTTCTTCTCTGATCGGACCAATCTCGGCATCCGGCAAAGCAATCAGTATTGGCCTTTCTTCTGGCGTTTTAAGTCAGTTCCCGTCTATCATCGCTGGCATTGCTGGGCTTATCGGTCAAATTGGAGCTGCATTTATGGGCATCTTGCAGACGATCGGCAGCGTCTTGACATCTCTTGGCATCCCAACTGGTGTCATCATGATCGCTGGCGGCGTCGCAATTGCAGCCGCAATTGCAGGAATTGTCGGAACGCTTGTCGGAAAGCACGGAACAAGTTCCGCTCCATCTGTAAACGACAGCTATTCGAGTTATCCTGGCACGAGTGATTACGATTCTGTTAATGGCTCCACTACATCCGTTGGGAGCTACTACCCGGCTTCTTCCGCTAGTGGAACGAGCTCCGCAGAACTTCGTAGTGCCGTCCACGATGGGTGTTATAACGCATTCCTTGACATCTTCCAGCGGTACGGAGACGAGCTTACCGGAGGGAAAGAGCTCAAGATTTACCTTGATGGTAAGCAAATCACTGCGTCCGTTGAGAAACGGCAGTCTGAGCGTGGGTTCCAGATTATGGGAAACGAAGTTTACAGCTACTAAGGAGGTTTACGTTTTATGCAATCTCTCGTCACAGTAAATGGCAGAGAGCTGCCAGAGCCTTCCTCCTACGATGCCACAACGAGCACGATAGTTGATTCTGGACGAAATGTACAAGGCAAAGTCGTTGGGTCTGTGGTGCGGCACGATGTTGCGAAGATTTCCCTAAAATGGAATTATCTTACCGCAAGACAGTGGGCGGACGTCATCGGGCCGTTCACCACAAACTTTTACTGCACTGTTCGGTTTTATAACCAAGCAACTGCAAGCTACACGACAAGGCAAATGTATGTTTCCGATAGAACCGCCGGAATGTGGAGGCGTTCCCCGTCCAACGGAAACGTTATGGGATGGGTCGGGACATCCCTTAGCCTGGTTGAAGTTTAAGAGAGGTGATTATTTATGGGCTTTCTGCCTTCCGACAAGTGGCTTGAACAATACGACAAGACACTTGTTCCGGAGATGTTTGTTCGCATCACTTACCACGTCTCTGACGATAAGGCCCAAGCAGACGCCATTGCCAGCTCTTCCAACCAGGCTTTATTCAGCAACACGTTGTCTGTCACAGACCTGGATTCTGCTTCTTTGGCCAATTATGCCACCGGAGAACCTAATTTGTGGGTCCTTGACGGGAGCAAACTTTTGGTCCCAGGTTCAGAGCCATACGAGAACGCTGGGTATTTAAGTATGGATTGTGTTTCTGACACAAACCATCCAATTATCACTTTCTCTTTTAGCAAACTTCACTCTGAAAAAATTCCAGGGGTTACAATCATATGGTCGTCTGCTTTAAATGAATTTGCAAAATCTTTTAGGTTGGCGGCTTATAGCGGAAAGGAGCTCGTTGCGTCAAAACAAATTGACGATAACCAGTCGGTTGAATCCTCTGTAGATTTTGAGATTTCTGGGTATGATTCAATTACCCTTGAAATTTTGGAATGGTGCATCCAAGGCCGTAGAGCTAGAGTAGAACAAGTTGAATTCGGCCAACGTATTCAATTTAACAAAGCAGACTTGCTCTCCTATACGCACGAATCGAAACGCGACCCGGTTTCCGGTCAGCTTTCCAAGGATTCCGTTTCGTTTTCCGTCGATAATTCCAAGCAGCGTTGGAACCCGGTAAACCCGGGAGGTCTTTACCAATATCTCTACGAACGTCAAGAGGTTTTTGTTCAGTATGGCATGGACATGGGAAATTCAATCGAATGGATTGATGGAGGGAAGTTCTTTCTTTCCGGATGGACAATCCCAGCAAATGGCATAACAGCATCGTTTGACGCCAGGGATGCTCTGTCATTTCTCCAGGATTCTATTTATACCGGGCACACAAGCGGAACGCTTTACCAGATGTGCTTTGATGCATTGGAACTTCTGGATGTTTCCGGGATATCTTACGAAATTTCGGAAGAATTAAAGAACTATTCTTCCGACATTTCCTCCGATGCTTCCTCTTATAAAAACGCAGACGTTCTTCAGCTTGCTGCAAACGCAGCCGGGATGGCTCTTTACCAATCCAGAGATGGGGTCATTCACATTGAACGTGTTCCTCTTGTTCCAGTCACGAGGTCTGGTATTGAGGAAATATCGCTCTTGAATAGCTTTAAATACCCAGAAATAACGTTTTCGACAAAAATAAAAAACGTATCGTGTAAGGTTGGCGGCGAATCCGTTTTTTATCCAGCCGGAGCTAGTGGGAACGGAGCGACCCAAAGCATCAATAATCCGCTTGTATCGAAATCTGTATCTTCTAGCGCAAAAAATGCGTTGACCGAAACATACGCACTTCTTTCTAACAGAAGAAAGGTAAACCTGGAATTTCGTGCAAGCCCTCATATTGATGCGTTGTCTTTTGTTAGAGCAAACCATCAGTTTGGATATGCATCGAACGTTCTCGTTACGGATGCCAAGTATACCTTTAACGGATGTTTTAAAGGTACGATGGCAGGATATATGGTGGAAAGTGCGAGTGCCCTTAGACTTGATAAGGACTCCGTTTTTGTGGCTCCTGGAGAGACCGTTCGTTTAACCGCAACGCTTGTCCCTTCCTCAGAGGATTCCCCAGCAATCGGATGGGAAGCATCTCCTCCCGACGTTGTTTCCATTTCCGTCGTTTCCAACAAAGGCGGCGTTTCTGTTTGCGACATTTCTTTTGTTTCCAGTGGAGATGCCGTAGTCACAGCCTTCGTGTCTTCCGTATCTGCAAAGTGTACCGTTATCAGTCAGGCTCCGTCTTTGTCGGATATGCCGGAAGGATCGTCTGTTTACATTCAAGAAAGTGGTGCGGATGTAGAGTTTGTTGTCGCAAAACATGGGTATGAGCCTGGCTTAAATGGTCCGGGGAGAACACTTCTTATCAGGAAAGAACCTCTTGCTGAAACAGTGTGGAACCAGACGCACGTCAATACATACGACGGAAGCTCCATCGACAGGCTGTTGAATGGAGATTACGCAAACAGATTTAGCGACACCGTCAAGTCCGCAATGGGGCTTACCTCTTTCTATTACACGGTAGGCGGTAGCACTACGGAAATCAGAACGCTTTCTCGCAGTGTTTTTCTCCCGTCTATTTATGAGATGTTTGACCCGGAAGACAAAAACGCAGATGTTTATGTAAATGGCAGTAACCCGTTTTTCAAAAAAGAAGGTTCTGTACTACCAAAGCAAACCCGAAATGCTTTTGTTCAGTCTTATGATGATTCCGTCAATCGTCTTATCTGCAGATGGTCACGCTCCCCTGCATGGCGAGATTATTCCGGGAATCCCATTCAAGGCCAGCTTGTTGGAACATACAGTCTCGGAACAAATAATGGAGGCAAGACGTTTTTCTATTCAGAATCGTATAACGCGTGGAGTTCCAATAAATTCAGCCCTGCTTTTACGCTTCCGTCTACGACTAAAGTCGGTAACGATAAAAAGATTTTGCTTTAAGGAGGGACTATGGCGATTTGGATTACAGACAGAACCCAAGACGATGTTGACCGCCTAAAGTTCATTTATGGTAAAGCCGTGAACGGGACCTGGACGGATGAGGAAAAAGCGGAGTGGCTTTCCGGTATGAAAGGGGCTCTTGACTACAGAGATTTTTCGAGAATAGAAACCGGCATATCCGAGCTTGCTTCACTTCTCGGTGCGGACGTAGATGTCAAGACGGACTGGGACATAAACGGGTATCTTACCACGTCAGATGCCACTAGGTGGCTGTCGAATATCGAATCTATTCGTTCTAAAAACTCAGGAGACGCCAAAACTGCGCCGACGCCTACGTCTATGGATAGGCTCGGATTCGAGACAATGAACCAACTTGAAAGCATTTTGTCAGACATAGAATCAATCGCCAAAACTTACGTTACTTTTTCTGGCGAATACATGGCTGGGGAGGACCAATATGGTTTTTGAAAACCGCATATCAAAATATCCTGGCAGGTGGACGTTAGTCCGTGAGGATGGGTCGTCTGAAATTGTAACGCTCGTCCGAAACGACGAACCCATAAAGGACGGCACACCAATCAACGCATCCACTTTAAATGAGCTGAGTACAGTTGCAGGTGCCATCAACGCAAAAGAGGAAGCCGTTTCGGCGGCAAATTCCGCTGCGGAAGAACGTGCAAAAGCAGAACAGGCTGCAAAAAATGCCGCAAAAGACGTTTCTGCAATTGTAAAAGCAGACTCCGAAAATGCAGCTTTGTCTGCTGCTGCTGCCAAGACAAGCGAAACCAATTCAAAGCGTTCGGAATCTCAGTCTGCTACTTATTTGCAGGGCACAAAAGAATACTTTGAACAGGTCCGCACCATCACCATCGGAGCACAGGGATGGTATGCCACACCAGAGGCGTTAAAGGCTGCGGCCCCGGTAGGCGAAAACGGCTGGTGGGCTGTCGTTGGCACTACAGACACCATCTGGACGTGGGACAACGATACAAAATCGTGGAAAGACAGCATTCAAAAAGCCGATCTTTCCGACTACTATACCAAAGCCCAGGCCGACGCCAAGTTCGGCACGCCTTACAGCCTGCCGCCTGCTACGGCAGACCAGCTGGGCGGCGTGAAGGTGGGCGACTATCTGGACATCGCCCCGGACGGCACCCTCAGCGGCAAGACGCTGTATGACACCATCGCGGCCAGTGTGGCGGTCAAGTCGGAGCCCCGGCTGGTGTGGAACCACCACGTGGAAACCGGAAAAAGGTGGAGGTCCTACGACATCAAAATGCCAGACGGCCTTGACTATGTGCACGTTAAGTCGAGGTACAACGACAGTGGCAAAACATACGGTGAAGAAGTAGACATCGCAAAAGGCGGCACGGTCAACCACAACTTCGGCAAGGGCGATGGAATCTTTGCATCCAACACGACTTTCCGACCGGACGGGACCCTGCACTTTGAATTGGCAGGGTCGGACATAAATACCGGCGGCTACACCGTAGACATCTGGCTCTCCGGCTACCACTACCCCACCTTGGCAGAGCTGCTGACCGAGACGCAGGCCGCGCAGGCGGACACGGACGCCCTGGCGGTAGATCAGGAGTACCGCGTCGCCCTGCTGGAGCTGGGACTGACCGACGACACCACCACTGATACAAGAACCACATAAGGAGGTAAAAACTATGTTGTATCGTACCTGTAAACGCCTGATCGAGCGCGGACAGACCACTGGCCTTGCGGACAAATTGGACGTGTTCTACGCCATTGGCCGCATCACCGAGGCCGAGTACAAGGAGCTGATCGAGCTGCTGGAGGACAAGACCGGCAATAAGAACAAGGAGGCTTAAATGAGTAAAACAATCATGGACGTTTCCCGCTGGCAGGGCAACATCGACTGGGACAAGGTCAAGGCCAGCGGAAAAATTGACGGCGTGATGCTGCGGGCCATGGGCAACAGTGCAGACGGCAAGGCAAGCAAGCCGTATCTGGACCCTACCTTTGCCCGCAACTACACGGAGTGCACTCGGTTGGACATCCCGGTGGGCGTGTATGGCTACTTTAAGGCCGTCAACCGGGCAGAAGCTGACAAGGAGCTGGCCCTGCTGAAAAGCGCCCTGATCGGCAAGACGCTGCGCCTGCCGGTGGCTGTGGACGTCGAGGACGCGCTGCCCGCGAAGCTTAGCAAAGAGGTGCTGACCGACCTGACTGCTTACGAGCTGAAAACGGTGCAGGACTGGGGATTTTACTCTATCTTGTACACCTACCTGAGCTATGCAGACAAGCACCTTTACATGACCGGCGCGGCGCTCAAGCCCTATGATGTGTGGCTGGCGGCCTACCGTAGCCAGAAGCCCGCCACGGTATACCCCTATGGGATGTGGCAGCATACCAGCTCCGGCAGCGTGCCGGGCGTTGCCGGCAATGTTGACCTGTCCATTGCCTACAAGGACTATGCCAGCATCATCTGCAAGAAGGGTCTGACCCGTCTCCGGGAGGGTGCATGACCAAAGAGCAGGCAATCTTGTGGGTGGTTAGCATCCTTGGCAGCGTGTGCGCTGGCGCTATCACGGTGGACAAGGTGCTGGAAATCATCCACAAGTACATCAAAAAGGCCGGAGCGCCGGACGAGGCGCAAAACAAGCGCCTTGACGACCTTGACCGGCGCGTTGGCGCACTGGAAACCGGCTATACCCAGCACACAGCGGCACTTTCCCGCGATTTGAGCCGCTTTGGAGACATCGACGAAGTGAACCGCCTGACCCTGCAGGCCGTGCGTGCCTTGCTGGAAGCGCAGCTCACCGGAAATAACGTTCAGGCCATGCAGAAAAGCAAGGCCGACATTGACAACTATTTGACAGAAGGAGTAACGAAACATGGCAGCAATTCTTAATTTCATCCCCACCCCCGTCGCAATCGCTCTCATCATCGTCGGCTTTGTGGCTCTGGCGGTCGGCGCTATCCGCATGGGCTATAAGCAGCTGGTCAAAGATCTGGCCTATGACCTCGTGTGCAAGGCCGAAGACAGCATCATGGGCAGCGGCCAGGGCGCAAAGAAAAAGAAGCAGGTCTTTGACGCGCTGCGTGCGGCCTGCCCTGCATGGCTGAAGCCTATCATCACGGATGAAGTGCTTGACGCGGTGATTGAAAAGGCCGTGAACCTGATGAAGAAGGCACTGGCAGAAAAGAAGCCTACCATCAACAAGGAGTAAAGCATGATCGAGCTAAGCGTATCTCTCGCATCCAATGGCGTTGTCAAAGTGCCCGGCTATGAGCAGATGGTGCGCTTTGGCTACACCAAGAACCGGGGCGTGTACCGCCTTGCCGTCACTGCCACTGGCGAGTGGGAGGGACTGACCATCCGGGCTTTCTGGCACGTCCCGAACGGCAAAGACCCGACCTCCTCCCTGGTGGTGGACGGCCTGGTGGGCGTGCCTGCCAGCGTGACAGCCCAACCCGGCAATGGCTGCATCACCTTTGAGGGCTCAGATGGCACCCGCACCGTGACCAGCGCAGACCTGCGCTACCGTGTGGCGGCCAACAGCGGCACAGAGGATGGCACAGAGCCGGAGCCTGGCACACCTGCCTGGCAGGAGCTGGTGGGGGCCGTGCACACCGATGCCACCGCCGCAGAGCAGGCTAAGACCGATGCACAGACGGCAGCACAGCAATCTGAGGCATCTGCCAAAAAGTCCGGGCAGGCCCTTTCTGACACCATCAGCGCCAAAGAGGACGCTCTGAAAGCCATCGGTGACAAGCAGACCACCGCCACGCAGGCTGTAGACATAGCCAGGGACAAGGCCCTCCAGCAGGTGGAAGCCTCTACAGAAGCCGCCCAGACCGCTGCCAGTGAAGCCACCACCAGTGCAGGCGATGCAGACAGGAGCGCTCAGGAAGCTGCTGGCAGTCTGCAGGAGCTCAAAGACGGCATCGCAAACGGAAACTTCAAAGGCGAGCCCGGCAATGACGGGAAATCCCCAGTTGTAACTGTAACCGACATCGAAAATGGCCATCGTGTCAGCATCACTGACAAAGACGGTACAAAAACAATTGATGTCTTAAATGGCAAAGACGGCAAAGATGGTACACAAATTGATGATGCCACCGTGGGGCTCGACGCCTGGAGCAGCAAGCACATCGTGGATATGCTTTGTCCGCCGCTGGACGAGACCGGGAACCCTGTTGTGTGCTATCCGGTGGCGGGATATCCGCTGGGATGTAAGGTGAGCTGGGAGCCGACGCAGGAAGGCACAGGCGACCCATCACCTGACAACATCCGACCTATCCACGGCAGAGACAGCGTGACGGTCGAACGGTGCGGGGAGAATTTGCTGAATATCGCTCCGTTTACCAAGCTGACAGAACAAGGCATCACTTATGAGTATGTAGCCAACGGCGGAATACATATTTCCGGCACCGCACTGACTAGTGTGACTAGCCCGATGTTTTCGGTTTGGTATCTGCCGCCCGGGAAATACTACGGGGCAGATTCGGGTGAAGGAATTGGCACTAGTATTGTGGTGCATAGAAATGGGAGAAACGTTTGGCTAAGCGCCAAAGGCACTTTTGCGATTTTGGCTGGGGACGTAATTAAGTTTTGGTGCTTAAGTGTGAATAGCGGCAAAACCGTTGACAAGACGTTATATCCGTATATTGTCCCCGGAACCACCGCCCCCACCACATACACCCCTTACACCGGCCAAACCGCAACCCTGACCCTGCCCCACACCATCTACGGCGGCACGGTGGATGTGGTGAGGGGGAGCGGTGAGAAAGCGTGGAACGAAATTGCACTTATCGATACATATGGTTGGTACGCATCAACGAACCAATATAGAACTTTTTACTGCGTTAATATCAAAAATATAACACGGACCACCGTCGAAAATAGTGGATATGCTAAAGACTGGAAATGCACTCATTTCAAAAGCGAAGCGTATTCTTATGCTCAAAGCGGAGACAGGGATAATACAGTGTCTTTTCAGAGCGATAAAGAAACGCTAGTTATTACTTTCCCCGGAAGCATAGATGAGCTTAAATCCTATCTCGCCGCCCAGTACGCCGCCGGAACCCCTGTCCAAATCGCCTACAAGCTGGCAGAGCCTGTGCCCTTCACCGCAACCGGCGCACAGCCGATCTCTGCTCTGAGCGGTGCTAACACAGTCATAACCGATGCAGACAGCGTGACGGTGACCGGCAGGGCTGACCCCATCAAACGCATTATTGACCTTGAGGACGCAGTAGCGTCCATGACAACAACATAAGGAGGACTGACTATGGCTGTCAAATCCAAAGCCAGGCACGACCTGACGTTACGCTCCATTAAGCGGGAAATCGCTGCAGGACGCGATGTTGCGTTCTGGCTGGACAGAACATACGTCCATCTGGACAGCGGCCTGCTGACAGAGGACGACGTTGCGGAGGTTGAAGCTCTTGCACAGGCGTACTACGACGCTCTGGACGCGGAGGACAAGGCGAACGCTGAGGAAATCACACTGTAAGGAGACATAACACATGAACGCAGTAAATGCCGAAGATTTGCTCGATTTGATTGAAACCATGAAACGCGTATCTGCGGATGAAATTATCGCTGCATCAAAAGAGAACAACGAGCTGGAGCGCATCGCACACATCGCAACGGAAGCAACTTATAATGCCGTTATTGAAAAGTTGGAAAGCCTCCGCGTGTACGCAGTAATCGTTTTGGATAACAAGGAGTAACACCATGACCAGCACTACATACGAGCATTTTGTTGACACCAACAAAATGTACGCCGCACAAGAGCAATTTCGTGAGGCCACGAAACTGGTGACAAAACGTCACCAGTTTGCCGTCATTGGCAATATGGTGCGCAACGCGGGACAGCTGCCGCAGCCTTTTTGGCTCGGTGCTGCCTGTGGCAGCGGCTCGTGTAGTGCTGCCCGCTGCGCTGCAAGGGCTTGACCGACAGCAGATGACCGCCGCCATCAAAACCGCACCGCTTGGGAGGGTAGACCGTAAGATAGCCTTACTGCGGTACGTTGAGCGGCTTCCACTGCCGGACATTGCAGCACAGACGCATTACAGCCGGACGGCGATAGGCTACCGGCTGAAAAGCATTGACAAAATTTTGGATGTGTGATATACTAGTTACGCAAGAGGATGGATAGCGCATACACATCCATCAGCAAATGTATGCAAAAGACCAGCGGAATAACGTTTACCCACTGGTCTTTTTGTTTTACACGATTTGTGGTATAATATACCCAATAGAACCCGTCGAGCCTCTTAACAATGCGTATCATGGCGGGTCATTCAAGAGCTAACTCCGTGCTTAACGGAGAATTAAAAAAGCAGTCGCCAGATTCGGCGCTGAACAGTCTCCCACCCGCCTCCTTGCAGTGCGTACCATGTGGGAGACGCAGAAACCCCCGGTGTTCCGTTTGGAGCATCGGGGGATTTTTTACTTTTTCTTCAATTCCTCAAGCCTGCTGGAAAGTTCTTCTTCCCATCCTTCATGTTCTTTAAGGTACGGGGCGTAGATCAGGTCTTCGGCCTCTTTGCGGGCCGCAACGGCTTCTTCGATTGTGTCATAGCTGCCGAGATGATATTGCTTGCGTTGGAAATTGATATATGCACGCCATCGACCGTGGCAATCTTTGCACACACCATTTGCGCCAGAAGTGGAGTTTTTATTGATATGGCCTCCAACCCTTGTGCGAATCGACATAAGGGAAGAGCCACCCGCGTAAGCTGTGCTGTGAATTGCCCCGGTTTTCTCTCCAATGTCCCTGTTGCAATCTGCGCAATGCTGGATCAGAGAAAGCCTTGTGATCTTTACGGTGGTTTCCTTCCCACATTTCGGGCAAATAGCACGGCACAGAAAACAACCTGACCTCTTTTCGGGCAAAACTTCCAATACTTTCCATCCGTTAATAATCTGTCCTTCTTTTTTCTTCGCCTTTCGTAAAGCCGTCTCCGTCATGGCTGGCTTTTGCCCTCGATTCGCGCAAGACAGACAGCTGCGGCTTTTGCCAAGACGCAGGGAGCTGTCATACACGTCTTTTACCACTCCGCACTCACACTGGCATGTGTAGTAGTGCGGCTTTTCAGACGGCGCAAGTACCGTCCACTTTCCAAAATGCTTTCCAGTCAAATCTTCTGCCATAGCATTTTCCTCAGATCAGGCCGTAGTGCTCGGCCAGAAGGAAACGGACGTATTCCGGGCAGTCGCGCTCGCCCAAACACCACCCCTGCACCGTGCGGCGCGGGATGCCCGCACCCTTTGCAAAGGCGGTCTGGCTGATGCCGGATGCCACCACCATCTCCACCACGCTCATGCGGGAGACGTCCCAGAGATGAGACAAGCGGACGGTCTCGGCGTCCAGATCGGCGCAGCCATCGGAATCGTCCGGGATGCTGAGGGTGACGTTACCGAGAAAAACTTCTTTCGGCTGCTTGGCAGCCATGCCAAAAAGTTCTGCTTTGCTATACATGGTTGACTTCCTTTCTTTCGGGTGATAATATATTCGTGTACCTCCATGGTACGTCTTTCACAAAAGCCCCGTCAGGTGTTCGCTGCACTTGACGGGGCTTTTTTATTTAGTAGATCTCAACGCCCAGTTTTTCGGCGGCGGCTTCAACGACTTCTTCAAACGAGGGGCCGCGATTCGGGTCGTTCCAGTCGTAATCGCCAGTGGATGCAGCTTCCCACTCTTCTTCCATGTCAGCTGCCTTGCACAGCTCGGTGCACAGCTCGTAATCCCAGACATCGGACTTGCGGATGTCAGCGGCGATTTCAATAGCGTTTCTCATGATTTTGTACCTCCATGTTGTTGTGTGTTGGTGTCTTTCACCGTCTTTATTATACGCTCATTGAGCGCAAAAGTCAAGCCTATTTGTAAAATTTTGCGCTCAATGAGCGCATTTTTCTTCCGTGCTGCTTTTTTTGCAGCGTAGGAGCTTTTTGCTTAAAATAATCAATCTCTAATCAAGATTTAATCAAGATTTTTGTCCTTCGTTGTACCTTCGTTGTCTCTCGTTTTCTTCCGGTACGGTACACTGGGTGCAATAGGAGGGATGAACCATGAGCTATTATCCGACACCCGGAGCACCCTATGTTCCACAGCAGCCTGTCAATCCTTATGGCGGCATGAGCACGGTAGGGCTTGCCGCTCCCCTGCCAAACACACAGATGCAGCAGGCTCAACAGCAGCGTCCGCAGCCGATGAATGGGCAGCAGCCTGTTCAGCAGTCGGCACAGGATGGCGGTTGGCTGCTTGGTAGACCTGTTTCCAGCAGGGAGGAGTTTTTGGCGATACCGTCTGACCTGTACGGCAGACCGACCTACTGCCCCGACCTGCGCAGCGGAGTGATCTACTGCAAGCGGCTGAACCCGGACACCTGTGAATCCTATGTGCAGGAGTTTTACAGCCCGGAAGCGTGGCGGCAGATACAAGCGCAACAGGCACAACAGACCGCTGCACCGACACAGCAGTATGTGCCTATTGAGGAGTACAACACCCTCGTCCACCGTCTGGATGAACTGGAAAAGTGGCAAAAGAGCTTTTCTAAGCCCACTGCCACAGCGAAGAAAGGAGAATAACAATGTCCTCTCCGTTTGATGTGATTACGCACAGTCCTATTATGCAGCTTGCAAACCTTGCTCGTGCCGGGCAGAACCCGATGGGGCTTATCCAGCAGTTGAGCGGGCAGAATGCTCCTATCATGCAGGGCTTGAACCTAATTCAGGGCAAGAGCGAAGCACAGCTCCGAACGATGGCGCAGAACCTCGCCAAAGAGCGTGGCATTGACCTAAACCAACTGGCAAGCGTTCTGAATTTGACGCTTCCGAAGTGAGGAGGTTCTACAATGGACGATATCGAAAACATTCATTCCGAAAAAGATTTTGACATCAACAATCTGTGCGGCGATGGCAAAATATGGGTTCCTTTAATGCTCGGCTTTATTTTTGGGGCTGCCAGCAAAAAGTGGGACGACCCGAAAGATAAAAAAGACAATCCTCCGAGTTAACTTGATAATCCCAAAATAAGCATCTCTCTAAGCGAAACGCTTCTCAGTTTTGCGGACTTGATAAAAACCGCTTTTATCTGGCTTCGCCCATCGCACACGGCGGTGGGATAGCATAACGCAAAACTGAAAGGAGTTTTGTTATGGACGATTTTGCAACTGGCTATCTGGCTGGGCAGGACGGCGGTAATAACAACGGCGGCTTCTTCGGCAACGAAGGTCTGTGGGCGGTTATTATCCTCGCCATCATCTTCGGCTGGGGCAACGGCGGCTACGGTCGGAACGGTGGTGACAACGGCATGAACAGCTACATCCCTTATCTGGTCGGTACTGGTGCAACCGGTCAGGGCGGCGCAGATACTCGTGCGGCTCTGTCTGAGGGCTTCTACCAGCAGGACACCTCTCGCTCCCTGGCTGGCATCCAGAGCGGCATCTGCTCTCTGGGCTATGACCAGCTGGCGCAAATCAACGGCATCAACGCCGCTATTGCTGGCGGCTTTGCTGGCACCAATCAGGCAATCTGTCAGCTCGGCTACCAGAACGCACAGCTCGTGAACGGTCTGGAACGCAGCGTGTCCAATGGCGACAACGCCATCAACCTTGCTATCATGCAGGAGGGCAACGCTCGGCAGGCTGGTCAGACCGCGCTTGCCACGCAGCTGGCATCTTGCTGCTGCGAGAACAAGCAGCTGATCGGCGATCTGAAGTACACCATTGCACAGCAGGACTGCGCTACCCGTCAGGCTATCGCAGACAACGCCCGTGCCATCGTGGACAACTGCAACGCCAACTTCCGCAGCATGATGGACTACTTCACGCAGGATAAGATTGCCACTCTGACCGCTGAGAACCAGAGCCTGAAGTTCGCCGCTTCTCAGGATCGTCAGAATGCGCTTCTGACCACTGTGATGTCACAGCAGACCGATACCATCCTGAACCGGGTCAATCCTCGTCCGATTCCCGCTTATCAGGTGGCAAACCCCAACGTGGGCGTGAACTGCTGCGGCTGCTGATAACCTACACACTCCCCGATAACACCGGGTGAACCATCGGGGCAGGGGTAAGACACCTCTGCCCCTGATTTTTTAGGAGGAAACTACTATGGCTTGCAAAACAAGCTGCAAACTCTGCCCGCACTTGGTCATCAGTCAGGCAGTCACGTTTGCCGACGATACTCTGACCATCAACATCCCTGCTGGCGCATACCAGAACGGCGAAAAGTATTGCATTGTCGTTGCTCAGAGCTTGCCGGACACGACCACCATCAACGCCCCTGTGGTCATCACCATCGGCGCAGGCACGACCGCATACCCTCTGACCGACTGCAACTGCGCTCAGGCAACCGCTGAGAGCATCCACACTCGCACCCGATACGCTACCCGTGTGGCAACATCTGCCACTGGCACAGGCACGTTCAAATATCTTGGCTGCTTCTGCCGTTCCCACGCTGGCGCGCCTGCGTCCATTTCCTAAGGAGGTATTAGATTATGGGCAAGACTAATTTTCGCCGCATGATGATGCTCCGCGACCACGACAAAGACCGTGAGCCGGAACGTGACCGCCTTGAGGAAGAGCGTGACCGCAGAGAGCGTGAGTTTGAACGCCGTCTGCGCAAGCTGGAAGATGGCAACGACCGCTATTCACACTATCCGCAGGAGGAGAACCGCTACATCGACCCCTACCCTATCTCCCGCTACCCTGACGTAGAGTATGGGCGCAAGATGCCGCAGATTGGCTTCTCGCAGAACGGAGACTGGGACAAGCGGTCTGGGCAGTATGAGCATGGCGGTGCGGACAGCCGCTCCATCAAGATGCCACGCAAACACCTCACCCACGATGAAGCGGAGGAATGGTGCGACAGCATGGTAAATGCTGACGGCACGAAGGGCTGTCACTGGACGCTGGAACAGACACAGGACGTTGCCAAACAGCGCAATATCACCTGCGACCCGAACGATTTCTGGGCTGTCATGAACATGATGTACTCGGATTATTGTCAGGTCGCAAAGCGGCAGTCCGTTGACACTCCGGGCTTCTACGCTGACATGGCAAAAGCGTTCCTTGATGACACGGACGCTGTGGACGGCAAGGCGTATGCCTACTGGGACTGCGTGACAGATAAATAAAAACAACCCCCTGCATAGTTTAATCGGCTGTGCAGGGGATTACTTTCTATTATAATGATTAGTTTTACTCAAGCCAATTGATGAAATATCCGTTGTACTTAAACTCTTTTGCCTCATTCGCGGCCTTAATCAGATTCTCCGCAAAAGCAATCGCCTCATCCGGCGACAATGTTCGTCCAGGAAAACATACTTTGCTACCGATTGAAGTGTCAATTCCATCTCCACTTCTGCAAATTTCAATGCCGCTTCCGTAAGATTTCCTTCTCTGCTTCAAGTCTTCTATATTGTAATCAGAATATTTCACTTTGTCCATGTGAACTCTCCTCCTTAAATTTCAGCTTTTAGCTTGTTCCTCTTTTCTTCTGCATCTGTGTGGCTTGTATGTGCGCATTTTTCTCCCCTCACATAAATTATTTTTCTTTGGTGTAGTACAATTCCATATCTGCCTTGTACATATCAAGTTGTCTTTTGCTATCCACAAGTGTGTTAAAACTAAATCCCGCTGCAAAAGATACGGCAATGGACAAAATCAAGTGCGCTGCAACCCATTTCCCCGCAAAGATAAACGGAATCTGAACTGCTACGGCAAAAGCATCGAACAAAAGAATGTAAATGCCACGTTTAACCATTTTCTGTAAGCGGATAATACTTCCTTCGTAAAATTCCTTCGACCTCATCATACGTCAATCCTCCAAAAAATCTTCCCGTTCAGTTCTTTTCATCCAATACGAACTTTACGAGTTCTTCAATTTCTTCCAAATTGATGATTATTTCATACCATCCTGCTGAATGCCCTTTATCGTAAGCGTATTCCCAAATTTTTGCCGCTTTCTTTTCTGAAATCCCAAAACCGACTTCTTCTTGAATCGTCTTATAAATCTCTGCGTAGATTTCATCCTTGCGCTTCATTTTTTCTTGATTTAGTCGCTTAACTTCATTGTCGTAATCATCGTTATTCTTTTGCGCTTGTTCTTTGTTCCACTTCACCGACTTATCTTCATCAAACACAAAATTTGATGGAATTCGCTTGAAGCCATAAGGCTTGCATCCCATATTTGCCATTGCTTCATATTTCTGCCCAATATCAGTCCACACGTCATTCATCCAAGAAATCCTCCAACTCAATCTTCCCATCTGCAGCCGCAACTGCCAGAGCGTACACGAACTGTCCAATCGTCATGCCGTGCCGTCTGGCTTCACGGTTTATGTACTTGCGTTCTTCCTCGCTCATAAGGATGGTAATGCGCTTAGAACGCTTGCCATCACCGCTTGCAACACCCTGATGCGATTCCGGCATCGGGAATTTTTTCTTTGTCAAACCAGCTTCAGCCAGTGCGCCGGGTACATCGCCCTGTTCAATCAAACGCTGCACTTCTTTTGCCTGTTTCAGATTCTTCGGCTTACCTCTGCCTAACACGGCATCACTTGGCTTGCTTTCGCTGTTTTTGGCTTGCTTCGGCTTAATACTGCTTAATTCTGCTTCATTTGGCTGTGCATGGCTGTCTGTGGCATCACTAGGCTTAATTGGCTCTTGTTCGGCATTATTCGGCTTTGTTTGGCTTACTTCTTCTTCCTTTGGCTCACTTCGGCTTAATGTCTGTTCCGAAAAAACAGGCTGGAAGTCAAACCCGCCCAACAAGCCGGATGTTTTTTTGCTGGACTTTTTCATTTTTTATCCTCCTTTGGCGGCTTAGGCTGTTCCATCCAATGCGTGAGTTCGGCATTCATACTGTTTGAATAGTATCCATTTATGTCAGCATGAAAAACCGTTTTTCGGCTATCACAAAGAACCCATTCATCGTAGGCATCATCATATTTTGCAATAGCATTCTCGGCGACAGTTCCAAACATATTTGAAAGGCTCACGATATAAGTTCCTTTGTGTTGAGGTCGATTTTCTGGGTCATTGGCATCAATCCACCGTGCCACAGGCCGCAACGTTTCCGGGTCGATGATAGGCGCATTTATAATTTTTTCTTTTACAAGAGCAATTCCATCTCTCCAAGCGCCAGCTTCTTCCTTACTGTAATTCTTGAGTGTATAAAAGTTTTGCTCCAGTACTTTGTCTGCGTCAATCAATCTCATTTTTCTTCCCCCTCCGCAATCATTTTTGCCAGTGCCAAGAAATCCTCTGCGCTGGTGCTCTTTGCCGTATCACCGCTAAACAGGCTGTGCCGCTCTGCCTGTGCCTTACGAACGCCCATAGACGGTCTAATCTTCACGTCCAGCAGCCTTGTTCCCATGCTTTGTGCAATCACAGGAAGCTGCTCTACAACCTCTTTGGACAGGTTCTCACGGCTCTTGTACTGGTTTAGAAGCAGACCTTCAATCTTTAAAGTCGGGTTGAAGTATCTGCGAACGTCACCGATGGTCTGTAAAAGCTGGCTCAATCCGGCAAGCGCATATCGGTCTGCTGTAATAGGCACGATGATGCTATTAGCGGCGATCAGAGCGTTTACAAGCGCAAGACCGAGCTGCGGGGGAGTGTCCAGAACGATGTAATCGTACCGTTCTGACACGGATTCCAGTGCTTCACGCAGCCGGAAGTTCTTGCCAATGTCCCGGACAAGCTGCTCGTCAATGTCCTTCAATGCGTTGTCTGACGGCAGAATGTCACCGGCTTCGCAGTGCTGGATTCCTTCCTCTACCGTGCCCTGCCGGGTCATTACATCGAACAAAGTACATACGTCCTCTGTCTGTGCGCCGTATGTGTCCGTTGCGTTGCACTGTGCATCGCAGTCCACCAGCAACACTTTCTTTCCAAGCAACTGCAACGCACCAGCCAGACAGGTGCTTGTTGTGGTCTTTCCTGTGCCGCCCTTCTGGTTGGCGACAGCTATAATTTTTGCCATTTTATCACTCTTTCTTTATTCGTATATCGGCATTTCTGCCCACGCTTCCACTCTTGCAATAAAGCAATCGCACGAAGAAATGTTCAACCTCTGAAACGATGTGCTTACAAACTCGCCCTTTTCAATAAACGCTGCGACTGTGTTTGTTGCCGTTATAGATTCATCTTTCAGATAGACCGTTTTTACCGAACATAAGAACAGACCTTTCGTTCTTTCAATGATTTCTGTTTTTGGCATCCCATCATCTTTAACGGAATACCACACAATTTCCTGCTTCTTCATACCGCTCCTTTCTGCTTAATGTGCTGCATCTGGCTACTTTTGCAATGCTTCGATGGAATAGAACGCCGGCATATACCTATCCACAACGCCAGCCTTGTCCACGCTTCTAATCAGATAGCCAACAGGTCTGTCCGGGAACGGAGACCTATCCAAAGACAAAATATCCTTATACGCTGCCTTCACCGTGTCGTAAACCGCTTCTCTGCGTCTTGGTAGCTTGATTTCTGGATGCTCTTTCTTCATCCACTTCTCAACCACTTTTGCCACGTCAACGCAGTCCTGCTTTTCCAGTTCGTCACACACAGACCAGTCAAAATCCTCGTATCCGCTTCTGCGGGGCTTTCTCACGGCTTTTTGAGGTTCGATTGGTACTTCGCTTGCCTGTGCTTCAATCAACGTCTCAGACGCTTTAATTTTGGGCTTAAACTTGACTGCCACAGCTTTTCGTGCCACAAGGACTGGTTCATAGGTCACCACGATGTCCGACACGGCATTGATTTCATCCACCGCAACGTCAAGCACTCGTTTGCGAAGGTTCTTGTAAACATCGTAGCTCGCTTCCATCGCACCAAGCTGTTCTCTCAGTTTTTTCAGACTGATTTCATGCGGCTTGTTGTCCATGTTCATCCAATCCCGAAGAATCGAATAAAGCAGAATACTATACTGTGATTTCATCCGTGACGTGTAACGCAGCCGATACCGAACATAGCCGCTTTCGGCAATATCAAAAAAGATTGGTCGAAGGTCAGGGTTGCAAGTGATTGCCACAACATAAGACCTTGTTTCCGGCACATAGTCCAGTTTTGCCCTTGTGAAAAGGACAAAGCTCTCAAACGTGCCCTTCTCTTTGTCAATGGGAATCGACACCGTGTTTCCCAAAAAGTGCTTGATCTGCGGCTCAATCCTTCGTGCATCAAGGCTTTTTAACCCAAGCAGGTCTCTGTACTCTGCCAAAGTGAACTCCACACGGCTGCTACTTGGGTCTCTCGGATTTATTCTTGACAAGTAAACCTCTAGCAACCGAAGTTCGCCTGCCGTATAGTCCCTGAACTTCGCCCAAACAAGGGATTTGCTTTTCTCGACAAGGTTGTTGTCTGATATTTTTGGCATCCGCTCCTCCTTATGCCCTATAATTACGGCACTTCACGCCGTTCTGACGGCGGGAGCAGGTCATGCGCTTGCACCCTTCGCAACCACCGCAGGCTGCAATAGCAATAATGTCATACACAGGGCTGGCAATGATGGAGTAGTGGCAAAGCCCAACTTTCCAACTCCACCGGTTTTGTTCCTCCGTCTTGATGGCATCAGCAGGGACGGAATCCATACGGTCAGACAGTCCCTCGTTGTCGTACCGGGTGATGATGTGCCCAGTCAGGCGATAGCCGGGCTTTTCCGGGAACGCGAACGGCTCCCAATCCGGCTCCGCTGTTGCACTGATCGCAACAGAGTCAACCTTGACGGCGGGTTCGTCATCTTCAACAACAACCCGATAGTCATCATCGAATCTACGTTGCGCAGCTTCCTCTGCGGTGATTTCAGTGCGGTCGATGTCCTCACCGATCAGAAAATATTTTTTCATAATTCACGCCTCCTTTTTGCTGACATGATTATACCACATTTCGGGGGACGTGTCAATGATTTTTGTCCCCCATGGCTTGTTTTTTTGTCCCCCATGCCCTCGTCATTTTGTCCCCCATGACTTGTCAAAACGTCCCCCATGCTTTGTCATTTCGTCCCCCATCTACATATTATATATTAAACAAGAAATAAACAAGAGGTTAAATATCATCGTTAAATAGGCGATGACGATAATTTTCAACAATTTCTTTATTTTTCCATTCCAGCTTGTGGATAACTCAACCTTCCATTTGCTAAATAAAGTCTTTCTGGCAATGATTAGTCTTATCTAACGTGTACAAAATGCGAATGAAAAACTTTTGAGCCGGTGTTATGGGGGGACGGATTGACAAGCCACTCAATCGCAAACAACAAATTAGCGCTAATTCGTCATTTACTCCGTGCAAATATTGTCGATTTCCGGTCTATGGGGGACGGAATGACAAGGTAAAGGTATACCTAATCTGCATGAAACGTGTACAAAAAGTGGATAAACGTGGACAAAATGTTCCTCAAAAACTTCGATAATTCGACAATCAACCACTTATATTATTCGGATTTACGGTATAAGAATCGTTGGACTTCATAGCAGCTTCCGTTCCAGCATCTTGTGCCTGATAAAGAATCCCCATCTTCGGGGCGGTTCCGTTCGGGTCTGGGTCTGTCCCGGTAGCCTGCGCTATTTCATAGTTGCCCGATACCATCCGGCAGACAGAGACCCTGTCCTTCAACGGTGTGTGGAGGTTTGCCAGAACCTCCGTCAGCACACCCATATGGTCTGAGCCGTGATCTCCGTACCGGATATACAACAAGGCATCTATCTCATAGGAAGAACATTCCATCATAGCATCTATGAGAATCTGCCGCTTCTCCAGACCAGGAAGGTCATCTTCCAAATGCTCCAGCAGCCCCGGGTAAATGCAAGCGTCCATGTATCGAGCCGCCGATACACCACAGCAGGTAAACCAGCGCATAGCCGTTGGCAGGGAAATAGCTGCCAGGCCTTGTTCCCAATTGGCGACCGTGCCACGATTTATGCCCATCCGTGCCGCCAGCTTTTGCTGGCTTAGACCAGAGTGCATCCGTGCCATCTCTAATGCTTTGGCCGTTCTTACTAAATATTCATCCATAAATTCACGCCCTTTCAACAAAATTCTGCAAAACTGCCGGATTCGACAAGCCAAAAAATGGAAAAAGCTGCTATGGAGAACCAACAGCAGCCTGTGTTATAACTGTATTGTCAAAAAATTCCAAATAGAAAGGAAACACAAAATGAAAGAAACTGCAATCTGGAACCATGAACGTATGCCAATCATCGACGGAATGCCTGCCAGCGTTCCCGATGGGCAGCCAAACACACCTGAGCCATGGGAGGAAAGCTAATGAACCAAACTGTAGATGATCTGATTGTCCCATACGCCCGCAGACGGACGCTGGAGCTTGTCCTGAGCCTTTCTGGGTACGAAGCTGATAAAGATGCTTACCTCGAAGCAAAAGGCATCCTGGAACGTGCCGTAGCCGCCTTAGACGATGGGCGCGACCCGGCAGATAACATCGAACGCATTAACGGACAGCTCGTAGAACTGTGATTGGAGGAAAGATGGATAGGCGTTGTCCCTTTTGACTTGAACGCTCGTGGCTTCCCCGATGCAAAGTAACGGATGTGAAGAAAACGTTCGATTTTTGCGAAGTTGTTCAAATTATATTGACTACACAACCAAAAGATGTATAATCATATCAAATGAACATTCGTATTTACTGATCGGGAGGATATGCTGCAATGAGCGAACAAGAAAGAGCTAAGATTGACAGGTTTATCGCATGGCTGTTGGAACACCCTGATAAGATTCCGGCAGCGGAGCAAGCCTTAGGCCTAGAATAACAGAAAACCCCTTGCACAGAGCTACACCAGCCCGGCACAAGGGGTTTTTATTTTACCGGGTCAGAACCAGTTCTTTTTTCGGTTTCTACGGTAACGATATTTTCTGCCGTTGCCATATAGAGCACGGTCATTGCCTTTTAACAAGGCTTGCATGAACCAGAAGCAAAAGGCGCAGCCGCACAACAAGTAATACATGGGCTTACCTCACATCTTCTCGATCAGGTTCATCAGAGCTTCACGCTGCTCTTTCGGCATAGATTCAAGTTTTTTTCTAATCCGCTCCACTGCTGCATCGACTTCACTTTGCGGCTGCTGGGGCGGATTTTCTTTTTGTTCGCCAGTGAGAAGGTAGTCTACCGATACGTTGAAGTAGGCTGCAATTTTAGAAAGAACCTCTGCGGACAGGCTTTTGGTTCTCCCGGCTTTCAGCTCGGAAAGAAAACTACGGCGAATCCCGATGTTGGCACAAAGGGTTCCGTCTTTGATGCCCTCTTTTTCGCAGAGTGCATGGATGTTGCTGTACAAGTCCGACATAAGAACACTCCCATATTTGTGCAAGTATACAAATGCACAGAATTTTGTACAAAAGAGTTGACTTGTACAGAAGCCTGTACTATAATACAGACATGGGCGGTACAGAACGCTGTACAATATGAACTCTCTACACCCTTATATTAGTACAGTTTTCCGTACATGTCAATAGATTTTAGCAAATGGAGGTGGAATTTTGAAAGAAAACTTTCGTTCTGGCTTTGAGCTGGAAGTGAAGATAAAGCTGTTACAGCGAGGTATGAAGCAAACGGAGCTGATTCAGGCGGTTCAAAGCGATACTGGATTGTTCCTTGACGATTCGTACCTCTACAAGATTCTTCGTGGCGAGCGAAAGCCGGAAAAAATTATCCAGAGCATCTGCAAGATTCTTGAAATCGAACAGAAGGAGGAATGAACATGGAGAAGATCATCACCTTAAAGGTTGACCTTGAGCACCCGGACGATGCGCACTACGCCATCGACAAGGCTGCGGAAGCCTACGAAGGAAGCAAAAAGCGCTGGGATGCCTTTGAAATCAACGAAGCCAAAAGCAGAGCGCGAGATATTTTGTACAGCCTGTGCAACGATGGTTACAGCATGATCTGGACGATCACTGATGGCGCTGCCGGGCTGACGATCTGGAACAATCTCAACGGGCCAAGCGTTGGTCAGTGTTATATGACCGAAGAAGGGCTATATGATATTTGGGTCGAAAGGCTGGTTGCGCTGTGCATTGCCACAGGTCGGGAAGTCCCGAAGTTCATCACAGACAAGGCTGGTGAGTGCTGGTGACGAATTTCCGCAGGGCGCGAAGCCGCAAGCGCAGACTGAAGCTGGCAATGGCTGCTGGCGTCTCCAGAAACGATGCCAACAAGGCGCTTTTGATGGAGAAATCCATCAACCAATGCTTTGAGCGCCACAATCGGGAAGCCAGACCGAAAGAGGAGATGCAGCGTGAAGATTAAATATTGCGAGCGTTGTGGTCTATTTCTTGGTTTGGTAAACCCTACAAAGAGATATTGCTCGGAGTGCAAGCACAAAATGGACAAGGAACGTGATAAAAAGCGTAAAAAAGGCGCCTACAGAACGAAAACGCAAGAGCTAGAGAAACAAGAAAAAGCGTTTCCGTCTATCGGAGAAGTTCAAGCGCTTGCTGACAAGCTCGGCAAACACTACGGCGAAGTATCAAGGATGCTTGCGTCAGGAGAGCTGACCTATGAACGGTAAATACTACCGCCAGCGGGAAATCCGCTGGCACAGCCGGGAAAAAGAACGGCTGGAACGCATCCAACGTAATCGAAGGATGGCAAACAATGAAGAAAGCAATAAGCAACTTCAACAAAAGCAGTCCGTGGCAGAATCGCTGGCAAGAGGGTGAACCTTTAAGACTGGAACATATTGAGAAAGAAAGAGTGAACAAAAATGAAAAAAATCAAAGTAAGAATCACATTCATCGAAGCAGTTCTCGGCACATGGCCTAGCAACCAGAACATTGCACGCGAGTTCATTGCCAGCAAGTCCCCGGATGCAAACACCATTGAGGACGAGGTTGCAGCTCTGGGTGCCGACGCGGTAGCAGACAAGGGCATGACGGTTTTCCCCAGGAACGAGAACGGCGAACCTATCTTGTATGACTACCAAATCAAGGGGTTCTTTAAGGATTCCTGCGGCATGCTGGGTCGTATCGGCGGCAAGACCGAGACTGGCAAGAAGAAGGCCGTGAACGAAAGCGGCAAGCTGACGGCCTACAAGAAGGTCATTGATGGGTTGATTTTCGTTCAGCCACGCATGATTCCCATTCATGTAAACGGCGAGATTACCGAGTGCCAGCGCCCACTCCGCGCACAGACGGCACAGGGCGAACGTGTCAGCCTTGCTAACAGCGAGCAGATTCCAGCTGGTTCAACCTGTGAGTTTGAAATTGTTCTTCTGGATGATTCTCACGAGAAGGTCGTGCGTGAGTGGTTGGACTACGGCGCTCTGCGTGGTATCGGCCAGTGGCGCAACAGCGGCAAAGGCCGTTATACCTACGAAGTTCTTGACTGAGTGCAATGGAATTGCATAGACAAGCCCTGATTTGCTCCGCAACGGCACAGTTCGGAATTGCTGATAACAGCATGGCTATGGCATTGCCGTGAGACGCGACGCAAAGGAAATGCAACGAATTGAGGAGATTTGCAAAGGCATGGAAGCGCGTGGAAGAGCAAGGAACAGCAACGGCTATGGATGCAAGGTGTAGCTTTGATAAGCAAAGGAAAGGCAGCGCAGAACATAGCGAAGGAATTGCATAGACCAGCTATGGCATGGAAAAAATAAACGAAAGGGGATAGAAATGAAAGCACTTGTGGAAATCGCCCTAATCTGGGGCATCGTTCTGGCGTTGATTCTTGCAGCGTTCCTTTTGAACCTGTGGCTGGTACATCTCGTTGAACTACTGGTCGGCGCAAAAGGAACATGGGGAATCATTGTGGCAGCCGCTGTAATGGCAACCGGATGGATTTTTAATTTTGGCAGTAAAAAGGAGAACCAATGAAAACTTTGAAAGGAACAGCATTGTCCATGATCGGTCTTGTCGTGGCAATTGCAGCAGTCGGGTGCGGTGACACGATTCAGGGCTGTCAGACCACCGCGCAGATGTTCGGCTGGGTGATTGTATCTTGCGGTCTGCTGGCGACGTCTATCGTTCTGTGCGCGCTGGCTGTTAGCGCTGAAGAGGAAGAACGCAGCGAACGCGAGCGCCGGAAAATCAAGCGTGTTGCCCACCACACCAGCGAATGGAGGGATGCTTGATGAAGTGCCCGATGTGCGGTAGTGACAACATTACAACGGTTGATAGCCGGTCTGACCACGACAGCATCGTTCGCCGCAAGAAGTGCATTTCCTGTAACCATCGGTGGTCTACCATCGAAATCGACAAAGACCAGTGGTACAGCGCACTGCAAATCAAAGAGGAACGCAAGAGAGGAAGACCAAAAGATGATTAACCTTGACAGATTCGGTGGTGAAACAGAGCCGGAGGACGGCGTATACTTTATGACCAACAAGCAGATGGCGGAAGCGAAAGAAGCTGACCGGTTGGCAGCGATTGAGGACTTGCAGTCCGAGATTGATGACAGGGAAGCAGAGCTGAAAGACCTCCGTGCGCAGTTGGCAGACCTGATGGCTGGTTGATTTTGTACAGCCGAATTAAGCCGAAGTAAGAATAATGAAGCCTAATGAAGCCGAAGAAAGGAAAGAAAATGGGCAAATACAAGAAAGAAATCAAACATTGCACAAGATGCAACAAGCCATTTTCGGCATACCCGGAAAACGATGAAAAACTTTGCGCAAATTGCAAAAAAGCAGATTACGAGAAAATGCTTAAGCTGAATGGCCATACGCCGAAGCATCGTCTGGTAAGAAGCGTGGGTGACTCCTTTATGGAACTTTCTGCTATTCCTAATACGTTAAGCGCCGCTCAAAGGGATAATACCGTTTCCATTCAAAAGACGTGCCGTGACTGCGGCAAGCCTTTTGAAATTACCAGAGCAGAGCGCATTTTCTTTGAATCGCATAACATGGCACTGCCAAAGCGTTGCCCGGCTTGCCGTAAAGCGAGGGAAGAAGCGAGGAAGGAGAATAACTGATGGCAGTATTAGTAATGGTCTATGGTCATTCCGGCAGCGGAAAGTCCGCTTCGCTTCGGAATTTTGACCCGGAACAGGTGGCGGTTATCAACGTGCTTGGTAAGCCGTTGCCGTTCAGAAGCAGCATGAAAACGTACATTACCAATGATTACGGCAAGATTGATGCCGCAATCCACAGCACCAAGCGGAAGTCCATCGTCATT